GTGAATGGAAAATTCGTATTAATGGTATGACTAACTATGACGTACTTTTAAATGGGTACCTGCTAACTACTGTATATACCCCCGGTTACATCAAAGATGCTGGCTTTGGTTCTTTCTTTAATGGTGGTCTTATTAATCCACTGGTTAACGTGTACCAACCGGTGCTTATAAAAAATAATAGATATACTCGCAATGGTTTTATCAGCGTAAAAGTCTTTGGTGATTCTATTTCTGCACCTAGGGCGGATTGTTGGCCAAACTTCCTAAAAGATGAGTTAGAGTTTTCCGAGGGTGTACGTAACTGGAGTATAGTTAACAAAGCCATCCCAGGAGATACTACTGCAGGTCAGTTATCTATTATGCAATCTGAGGGTGTATCTGATGCAAACATTGTTGTTATTGCTATAGGTACTAATGACGGACAAGGTCAAACAGATCTTATTGCATTCAAAAATAACCTGACAGCAATGGTTAATTTATGCCACCTTGCAGGTGTTACCGTAATTATGTGTAAGTTTGGTTTATGGTATACCCAGAAGGAAGCTGGTTCAGTAAGAGGGCAACCTTCAGCCAATGCTGAAAAAGCTTTCCGATACCGTAATACTGTAGCTCGTGTAGCTGCTGAAACAGGGGCTAAGCTTGTAGACCTTACAGCTATTGAAGGGCCAATTGCTGCTTACTATGTTAACCCTAATTTGAGTGTGAATATGGTTGGTGCTGGTGATAGTGTATTGCATGATAATATACACCCTACTACTACTGCTAACTGTGTGATTGCTCGTGCAGTAGCCAGAAGCATCATGGGCACTCTATCCTCTGGTCGTATAGAACGAGTCAGTAATATGTCAGTTATTAGTGCCAAAAATAAATGGTTAGTTAATACATCTGACCGTCCAGCTTCAGTCAATATTAGTAAGGGAGGTACGGTTTCCCTTGGTGGTATTATATTCAAGAGTGAAGGTGACACTGCCGATGGAACTCAAATTGCAACCATCCCAAGAAATATTGCACCAATTAATCAGGAACAATTCTTCGTCTACTCTGATACTCCTGGAGTAAGTGTTATTGTTAGTCCTGCTGGTGATATTACTTTGTATGGGGCAACCAGTTCTACCAACTTCATTGGGTTATCCGGCTTGTCTTGGTTGGTTAGAGAGTAACACCTACAATAATTTTTTATTAAAAACCAAAGTCCTCCATTAATGGGGGACTTTTTATTTGTACTGTTCGCTTACTATAGTTAGTATTTGTAGGCCACCTTTGACTTAAATAATGAGATTATATCTAATGACAAATGAACCGGACAATGTGACCCTTGCTCGTTTAGAGGAACGTCTTCGGACTATCTTTGAAAACCAAACCCGTGAAACTAAGGCACGGGAAAAAATGGAGGAATCTATAGGTAAACTACAAAACTCTATATTAGAGTCTGACTCACGCCTCAAACGTGTTGAGGAAAGTATTACTAAATCGGAACCTACTATCGAAGAGTTCATAACCATTAAGCACAAAGTAGTTGGTGCTGGTGTTTTTGGTAAGTGGGTATGGTTAGGGGCAGGTGCAATAATCGGCGTTATAGCTGCTGCACGTAGGGAGATTTTCGCATGGTTCGCAGGATAACCAAAAGAATTGAACTCGTACCTAATTGGAATAAATCCTGGAAATGGGCCTCTATTCAAATTAGTACTATAGGTTTAATTTTCTTTTCAGCAATAGATGTAATACAACCACTGTTTTCTAGTCTATCAAAGGATACCCTTGACCTGATTCCACATGGTTCTAGCATTACTATTACATTATTTGCTTTAAACATTATAGGCAGGCTATTTAGGTTAAAACCTAAAGAGGTACAAAATGGCAACAGCTAAACAAAAACTAGCAACAAAAGGTGGTGTAGTGAGTGGAGTAGTCGCAGCTATCCTGGGGGCTGTGTTTATGATGGAAGGGGGAGAAGTAAATAACCCTAAAGACCCAGGTGGCCATACTAATCTTGGTATTACACAGAAGGTGGCTGAATCCCATAAAGAAGTTCTTGCTAAAGAATTCGGTTGGGATGGTAAGATGGGTAGTCTTACAAAAGAAATGGCTGCCGAAGTTTATATAGATGATTATGTCCTAAAACCTAACTTCGTATCCTTTGCTGATGTATCTCCAGCCATTACCCATAAGTTAGTTGATGCTGGGGTTAATACTGGTACATCTCGTCCTTCCATTTGGATTCAGCAATCCCTTAATGAAATGTCTAGGGATGGCAAAGACTACCCTAAAATCCAAGTTGATGGTAAAGTTGGTGCTGGTACGGTTAATGCTTATAAGTCATTGCAGAAAAAACGAGGTAAAGTGGCTGCTTGTAACGTAATACTTAAGTTATTAGACGCAAAGCAACTTAATCATTATACCTCATTAAACATGCCAGACTTTACCTATGGATGGGTAAGTAACCGTATAGGCAACGTACCCCCGGAGGCTTGTAATGCAGATGCTACTCTCTAAGAGTTGGCCTATTGTTCTGGGAGTGGCTTTATTAGCCACTCTTTACTTTTGGGGAAACACTAATGGGCAGGATACAGTCCAAAAAAAGTGGGATGAACAAAAGAAAGAATACCAAAAGGCAACTAACCAATTACAGGACAAATACAATGTTCTTGAAAGAAACCACTCATATGAAGTTGGTGTACTCACTACTAGATTACAAGAGGCTGAGAGTAATTACACTAGCGAGCTTGCTCGCGTTAGTAGTAATTACGACAGCCGGATGCAGCAATCTGAAAGGAGAGCCAAGGTATATCAACGTCAAGCCCAAACCGGAACCTCTCAATGCACAAACCTTGCAAGCCATGCAGCCAGACTCGACAGTAGTCTTGAAGAAGGCAGACGTTTGGTTGAAGAACTCCGGGCAACTGTTAGACTCCGTGATAGTCAACTGATTGAACTTGGTAATCAAATACAGGCTGATAGAACACTTTTTAAATAGGAACCATTATGGAAAACGTTGATTCAATGACCCCTTTACCAGACCCAGCCCAAACTGAACGGCTAACAAACTGGAAAAAGGAACCAAGCTTACAAGCATTAAAGGGTGACTTGGAAGCTGCTAAACCTGCTCACGATGCAATCATGAATGAGATTCGTGAATGGAATGATTTGGCTCAGGTAAAGGGTTCTGCTAAGCCCCCTAAGATAAAGGGGCGAAGCCAAGTACAACCTAAATTAGTTAGACGTCAGGCAGAATGGAGATATGCTCCTTTATCAGAACCATTCCTTTCATCCTCTAAGTTATTCAAAATAACCCCTGCTACTTGGGAAGATGAGGAAGCTGCTAGACAAAATGAGTTGGTACTTAATTATCAGTTCAGAACCCAACTCAATCGAATTAAATTAATTGATGATTTTGTACGTAGTAACGTAGATGACGGTACTGCTATTGCCCGTGTTGGCTGGGAAAGGGAAACCATCAAAGTTAAGGAGCAGGCTCCTGTTTTTGAAATGTATCCCATAGAAGACCAAGAGAAAGCCAACATTCTACAACAGGCATTGCAATTGCAAGTTGATAATCCAAGGGGTTATGACGAAACAGTTGCAGACGATGTTAAAGAAGCTGTTAATTATTTCCATGAGACTAATGAAGCTACTTATGCAGTTCAGACTGGATTTACTGAGGTTGAGATTGATAAGGCTTTAGTAAATCGACCTACCGTTCAATTTGTTAACCCTAACAACGTAGTCATTGACCCATCTTGTAATGGCGACCTTGATAAGGCTATGTATGCTGTAATCTCTTTTGAAACATGTAAGTCTGATTTACTTAAAGAAAGAGACCGGTATAAAAATTTAGATAAAATTGATTGGGAAAGCTCCTCTCCAATTACTGACCCAGACCATGAAAGTAAAACACCGGGTGATTTCCAATTCCGTGATGCTATGCGTAAAAAAGTTGTAGCTTATGAGTATTGGGGATTCTGGGATACAGATGGAGATGGTCAACTTAAACCAATTGTTGCTACTTGGATTGGTTCTACTTTAATTCGTTTAGAAGATAACCCTTACCCAGATGGTAAGATTCCTTTTGTAGTGGTTCCTTACATGCCACGTAAACGTGAACTGTATGGGGAATCTGATGCTGAGTTACTTGGTGATAACCAGAAAGTTTTAGGTGCTACAATGCGTGGCATGATTGACCTTCTTGGTAGAAGTGCCAATGGTCAAAAAGGTTATCCTAAAGGTTTACTGGATACTCTTAACCGTCGACGTTTCGAAGATGGTACTGACTATGAGTATAACCCTCAACAAGGTAACCCTAGTCAATCTATAATTGAGCATAGGTTCCCTGAAATACCACAATCTGCACTAACCATGGCTACGTTACAAAACCAAGAAGCTGAAGCACTTACTGGTGTCAAAGCATTTGCTGGTGGTGTAACAGGAGAAGCTTATGGTGATGTGGCTGCTGGTATTCGTGGTGTACTAGATGCTGCCAGTAAACGTGAGATGTCTATTCTTCGTCGTCTTGCAAAAGGTATGGCAGATATAGGTACAAAAATATGTTCAATGAATGCTGTGTTTTTATCTGAAACTGAAGTGGTACGAATTACTAATGAACAATACATAACTGTAAAAAGAGAAGACCTCAAAGGTAACTTCGACATTGAAGTTGATATTAATACTGCTGAGATTGATAACCAGAAGTCTCAGGACTTGGGATTCATGGTTCAAACTTTAGGTAATACAGTTGACCAAAGTATTACTCTTAAGCTTCTGGCTAAAATTGCAGAACTTAAACGTATGCCTGAATTAGCGCATGAATTAAGGAATTGGAAGCCAGAACCTGACCCTGTAGAAGAGCAAATGAAACAATTAGCACTGGAAAAAGCACAGCTTGAGAATGAAGTACTTAAGTCTCAGGTTGCACTTAATAATGCTAAGGCTGATGCTGAATCTGCTAGAAAAGATTTAACTAATCTGGATTATCTGGAACAAGAATCGGGTACTAAACATGCTCGTGAAATGGATAAGATGAAAGCACAATCACAAGGTAATCAAAACCTTCAAGTAACTAAGGCATTGACAACCCCTAGTAAAGAAGGAGAAACTACCCCTAACATATCTGCTGCTGTTGGTTATAATGCATTAACCGATGGAGTGAATAATACTTTGGAACGTGACCAAGCTGCTCAGAAAGACCCAGCTTTATCTATTAACTCACGTTATTACGACCCTAGCCAAGACCCATCATCAAGTCTTGGCATGAATTTATAAATAGAGGCAGACCTTCATGATTAGTAAAGAAACAGAAGTAGCTGGTTTAGAGCACGAAATTAAAGGCACTAAACAAATTATTGAGCATGGTAAAGAAGTAACTAAATTAGTTAGTAACTCTCTTTTCCGTAAAGTTATTTTAGAAGAATTCTGTACTAAACAATGTGCTCGTTACGTACAGGAATCTGGTGACCCTTTGCTAGATGCAAACCAACGTGCCGATGCACTAGCTATGGCTCAATCGGCAGGTCATTTACGCCGTTGGTTAGATTTAGCGATTCGTATGGGTGATGCTTCAGATGGTCGCTTATCTGAGTTAGAACAAGAACTCGATTATATGCGTTCCCAACCAGAAGATGAGTAATTAAATAACTGGAGAAATACCTTATGAAACCGGAAGCCACTAATGAGGCTTCCGACATTCTAGCAATGTCGGATGATGAGATTCTGAATATGACTGCCCCTACTTCTGAGGAAACTCAAATAGAAGTAGAAATTCCAGTCACTCAGAACAGCCCAGAAAATGACGACGTAACTACTGAGCAAGAAGTAGTTAACACACAACCTGTAATTGAACCTGATGCTACTGATATAGTTGAAGATGAAGCAAATAATTTAACTTCTGATAAAGATGGTGCTAAAGTCACTAATACAGAAGTTGATAGTAACGGTGAGCCGATTACTAAAGCTGAACCTTCTACTACTGAACCAGGCCAGGAACAGAATGAAGAAGGTAATCAGTCTGAAGGTCTGCCTGCTGACTTCAACTACGAGGCTGGTTACAAGCAGTTGATGGCTCCATTTAAAGCTAACGGTAAAATGATTACTCCCCGTTCACCGGAGGAGGCCATTAGCCTGATGCAGATGGGTGCTAATTACACTCGCAAAATGCAAGAACTTCAGCCGTACCGTAAAGTAATGCTGATGCTACAAAACAACAATTTAATGGATGAAGGTAAACTGTCTTACTTAATTGACCTAGATAAGAAGAACCCTGACGCCATTAAGAAGTTGGTGAAAGAAGCTGGTATTGACCCTCTAGATATTAATCCAGAGGATGAAGTTAATTACCAAGCAGGCAATCACCGTGTAACTGATACTGAAGCAGCATTTGCAACCGAACTGGATGATTTAAAGTCTACCCCAGAAGGACAAGCTACTTTAGGTGTAATTGCTCAGACATGGGATGATGCCAGTAAAGAAGCACTGTTTGAGAATCGTGGCTTACTTCAAACTATTCAATCTCAGCGTGAGAATGGTTTATATGAAACCATTACCAATGAGATTCATCGTTTGCAAATGTTAGGTCAGATTCCGACTGGTACTCCGTTTATTCAGGCTTATAATAGTGTCGGTAATATGCTTGCACAACAAGGTGTATTTAACCGTCCTACTAATAAGCCTGGAGTAACAAGACCAGTGGTTACTGCACCAGTAGCAACTCGTGTAGTATCGCCTAAACCGACTGTTACTAATTCGGAACAAGCTAGTGCTGCATCGCCTAGTCGAGCTGCACCACGTAAAGTAGAAACACTAATTAATCCACTCTCTATGAGTGATGATGACTTTGCTAAACTACCTAGTCCCGGTGGACTTTAATAGGAAACGATTATGTTGAATTACAACGCTCCAATTGATGGTCAAAAATCTAGTATTGATGGTGCTGGTTCAGACCAAATGAATACTTTCTACTGGTTAAAGAAAGCTATTATTACTGCCCGTAAAGACCAATACTTTATGCCTCTGGCTTCTGTAACTAACATGCCAAAGAACTATGGTAAAACCATCAAGGTTTACGAATATGTTCCTTTGCTGGATGACCGTAACATTAATGACCAAGGTATTGATGCCAATGGTGCAACCATTGTTAATGGTAACTTGTATGGCTCAAGTAAAGATATTGGTAACATTACCTCTAAGCTTCCACTACTTACTGAAAATGGTGGGCGAGTTAACCGAGTAGGATTTACCCGTTTATCTCGTGAAGGTTCCATCCATAAGTTTGGCTTCTTCTATGAGTTTACCCAAGAGTCTTTGGACTTCGATTCTGATGATGGCTTGAAAGAACATCTGTCTCGTGAACTAATGAATGGTGCTATTCAACTTACAGAAGCTGTTCTGCAAAAAGACTTGCTGGCCTCTGCTGGTACTGTTCTGTATGCAGGTGCTGCTACATCCGATGCAGAGATTACTGGGGAAGGTACTACTCCTTCTGTTCTTACTTACAAGAACTTAATGCGTCTTGACCAGATTCTTACTGATAACCGTACCCCAACTCAGACTACTATCATCACTGGTTCACGTCTGATTGATACTAAAGTTATTGGTGGTACTCGTGTTGCATACGTAGGTTCTGAATTGGTTCCTGAATTGAAAGCAATGAAAGACCTATTTGGTAATAAAGCTTTCATTGAAATTCAGCATTATGGTGATGCTGGTACTCTGATGAATGGTGAGATTGGTTCTATTGATAAGTTCCGTTTCATTCAGGTACCTGAAATGCTGCATTGGGCTGGTGCTGGTGCTGAAGCAACTTCTGCTAATCCGGGTTACCGTACCTCTATGGTTGATGGTAATGAACACTATGACATTTTCCCAATCCTAGTGGTTGGTGATGACTCATTTACCTCTATCGGATTCCAGACTGATGGTAAATCTGTTAAGTTCACTGTCATGACTAAAATGCCAGGTAAAGAAACTGCTGACCGTAATGACCCATTCGGTGAGACTGGTTTCTCTAGTATCAAATGGTACTATGGTATTCTGGTTAAACGCCCAGAACGTTTGGCAGTAGTTAAAGCTGTTGCACCTCTGTAATAGTTAGTAGTATTCAACTAAACCTAGGGGAGGATTACCTCCCCTCTTATATAAGCAAGGAAATATCATGAGCATTAACGACAAACCGACCACTGAACAAGAAGATATTATTCAGGGCAACGAAACCGTTGATGAGATTCAGCCAGATGAACTCTCTATTCTAAAACAACGTGCAACTCTAATGGGGCTTAAATTCTCTAACAATATTGGTTTAGAGGCTTTGCGTAAAAAAGTATCAGATATCCAAGAAGGTAAGGTAGAACCAGAAGAGCAAGTTAACCCTTTAGAAGAGGGTATTAAAGCTCCCCCAAAAGGTGAAACTAAAACTGAGATGTCCCGACGCATTCGTCTTGAACAGACTCGTTTGATACGTGTTCGTATACAAAACCTTGACCCTAAAAAGAAAGACTTACCTGGTGAAATTATTACAGTAGCTAACGAATACATTGGTACTATTAAGAAATTTGTACCATTTGGTGAAGCTACTGATGATGGCTACCATATCCCTTACTGTATTTATACTTTCCTGCAAAATCGTAAGTTCTTAAATATTCGTGTTACTAAGGGTAAAAATGGTCGCCCCAATATTCAGCAAGGTTGGGTACGTGAATTCTCGATTGAAGTATTACCTCAGTTGACACAAGAAGAATTAACCAATCTAGCTCAGGCACAAATTGCTGCTGGTAGCTTAAACGAGCAATAACGTATAAGCTGTAAAAACCACGGCTCACTGGTTAATACCGTGAGCCGTTTCTATTTCAACTAGAGGAAATACATATGTCTTGTGGATCAGAGGTAGAAGCTAACCGATTACTACTTGCCCTTACTGATGGGGAAGATTTCTCTTTACCTAACATAGATATGAATGGCCCAGAATGGGATATCCCAGGTGGTAGTAATTCACCTATATTTGGTCAGATTGATAAAGTCACCAATGAATCACTAACTACCCGTCAAGTTGGTGGTAGTGGTGTATTTGATGCACTTATGCAATCTGCCTATGTACATCTTAAGCAAGAATTCAAAGATGGTAGGATTACAGGAGGTGACTACACTAAAGCCTACATTGCTACATTAGAGGCTTGCATGGGTAATGCTGTTCAATTCTTACTTGGTAGAGATAATGCATATTGGCAGGCAGCTCTTGGTCAAATTCAAGCTGTTACTGCTCGTGTTGGGCTAGCAACTGCTAAGGCACAGTACGTATTAGCTAAAGCACAAGCTCTTACTTCCAAGGCTGATTTTGGTCTTACTAAACTTAAACTGTCTACAGAAAGTGAAACTTACTGTGCTGCATTGTTTAACTCAAGTAAAACTCTTCCCCAACAATTACAATTATTAGTAGAACAAACTGAAGCTCAACGTGCTCAGACTATGGACAACCGTTCTGATGGTGCTGGTATTGCTGGTTCTATTGGTAAACAGAAAGAACTCTATACTCAGCAAATTGTGTCATACCAACGTGATGCAGAAGTTAAAGCAGCTAAGATGTTCTCTGATGCTTGGATTACTCAGAAGACTATTGATGAAGGTCTTAATCCACCTAATAGCTTTACCAACTCTATTGTTGATGAAGTAATGAGTACAGTTAAAACTAAGAACAATTTGTAAGGGAAAACTATGGGCCTGTTCAGTGGCAAGACTAAAGTTTACGTAGCATCTTCAGTATATAACTTGGCTGGGGATGTTAACCAACGTGTCAATTACATGAAAACAACTGTAATTGCAGCAATGTTACAAGGTCAGTTTGCTATGTCTGATATTATTAATAACAGCTACATGAACGGGCCTGGTATTCGTATGCGTCTTTACTCCTCATGGAGTAAGGACAATTTCGACCCTTATATTGGATTGGCTGCTGGTTCTTTGGGTGTTACAGCAACTATTGATTCCTCTTTAGTTGCTTCCCAGATTACACCCCCTGATGGTCAGACTACCTATATACAAGCAGCTAATATAGGATTTGCTGATTTTCAGGAGTGGTGTGACCAGTACATTTATGAGCACTTCCCAACACGTATTAATGAACAGTTTGAAATTGATATAGATGGGACTACTAATCTAGTAACTATGACTTCTTTGGAAGGTGGTTCAACCATTACCTTTACACCGGATAATTTTGAACCAGGTGCTCTATATCTTTATGTTGATTATACTTTTTATCAATCCCCATTCACTTCACCTCCAGTGGAGGGGCCTACTAATACCTACAATAGTGAGTCACAGTTACCGTCTACTTTGTTATGGACTACGGTATCAAATAACTCATCCTCAGAGGTTACTAACCTAAACAAACACGTAACAGTTACTTCTGTTTATTCTGATGGTAGACCTGACGAGGTTAATAATACGGACACCCCTAGTACATTTAATTGGACTTCCTATACGAAGGTATACAAGCGAGGCTTTAGTACTGCACCAGACCACTCTACTGTAATCGTAAATAACAGAGTAATGACTCATAAGCGAATTGGAACCAAGGTAAGTAATTCTAATACTACTACTAATGTTGTAGATGTTGGGGGAGGTGTTACTCGTACTGATACCACCGTTACTACTACAGAGAGTGTTAACATTCAATACACTTCCCAAACTACTAGTACTGATACAACTATGACGGCTACGGGCACACCCCGTATGCTTATTTATAAACGTAACAGTGGCAACCCTGTATTGGATACTTTGTTTGATACAGAGTCTACCAATGACAGGTTTTTTGCCTTCATACCAATTCGTGATGATAATAATTGGATTGAGAATGATGCAAAAATATGGCCTCTTTGTAGAAAGGCTTTTAGAAAAGCAACGGGTGGTAAGTTGGATGGTGTACTTAAATCTCTCAAAGATAACGATAATATAGGAGATATTCAGTACATATATGGTGCTTTTGGTTGTTCTCTAAATACTCCAGAGGATACAGCTAAAGAGTATATATACCGTTTCTTTGAGAGAGCTGCTGCTGCATTCCCGGCAGACCCTAATTACCCAACAATGGAATCTGTAATAAAAGGATTCGATGATGGTAATGCTGCTGTTGATGAATATACTGAATGGTGGAGTAACAATACATCTGGTGGGACTGTAATTGGCACACCTCCACCACTACCAGAATTCCCTATTATACCTACACGTTCATTTCGGGTATCAAGTAATAAGGGTTACAAGTATGACATGACCATCTCATGGAACTTTGCCTTTGAAACTGTTCACACTGGTTCAGCATGGGAAGGTGCAAAGAAAAACCAGTTAAGAACCAGATATGCTGGTGATATTTCTTTGACTCAAAAGGCTATGCGTAAAGGTAATACAGGTCAGTTAATTGTTGGTGGTAAGACCTATAACATGCAGGAGTTAGAAATCCTTTGGCAGACTGGCCCTACTACGTATAAAAAATTACGTATCTTTGGTCTACATCATAGCAATAGGGTTTACAGTAATAAGTCTGTTGATATTAATGTATCAGACGCTATGGGTGATGCAGAAGAAAGTGGTTTTTTAATTCCTCTGAATGCTGCCATTTATCGTGAAATGTCCCTAACTCATAGTACTCAGTTGTCTACTGCCTGTACTTACTTAGTAATGAATAGTTATCAAAAGGTAAAACAGAAATGGTATCAGACATCAGTATTTAAAATTGCTGTTATTGTTGTGGCTGTAGTTATATCTGTTTACACTTTTGGTGCTGGTGGGGCAGGTATTCTTGGTGCGTATGGTACAGTAGGTGCCTCACTGGGCTTTGTTGGGTTAGCTGCTGTAATAGTTGGTGCCGTAGCTAATTCTATTGCTGCTATGGTACTTATCTCTATTCTTCAGGTGGTTTCTGTTAAGCTATTTGGTGATAAGATTGGTTTCATTGTTGCTGCTATATCTTCCATTATAGCAATGAATGTAGGCACAGCAATGGCTACAGGTACTACAATGTCGTCTATGATGGGTAATATGATGAATGCTCAGAACATTGTTCAGCTTACATCATCAGTAGGTAATGGAATCAGCCAGTATATTAATTCCTCAACTGTTGATACCCTCAGACAAGCAGAGTCTGTTATGCAGCAATATAATACAGACTCTAAATCAATTCAGAAGCAGTATGAGAGTATGTTTGGTACCGGAGGAGTTGGAGTCATTGACCCAATGCAATTTGTAACTACAGAGTCTATGGACACCTTCCTCTCTAGAACATTACTCACTGGCTCTGATATTGCCGACATGTCTTTAAATATGGTAGGTAACTTTACCAACATGACCCTAGATTTAAACCTTAAAAATTAACAGGAGAATCCTCATGGATTTAAGTTTCTTTACCGGTAACCCAGCACCTAATCCAAGTGGTATGTCTTGGATGAGTTCTAATACTAATAATAGTAACCCTGGGATGAACTTTAGTTCCCCGTCTCTTAACTACCAACCTGGTATGACACTAGGGGATTATTTTTCCCCTAGTACTGGTACAGGGGCTGGTCAAGCTACGGGTGGTTTTCCGGGACTTGGTAGCTTATCTGGGCAACTAGGTATGAATGTTCCCACTTTACAGTTGGGGCTGGGAGCACTTGGTTCCTTATCCAATATATACGGTGGTTTCCAAGCTAATAAGTTAGCCAAAGACCAGCTATCCTTTACCAAGGATATAACTAATACCAATCTCAATAACCAAATTCAGTCTTACAATACGGCTTTAGAAGACCGAGCACGTAGCCGTGCTGCTGCTGAAAATCGCAGCCAATCCTCTGCTGATGAGTATATTCAGCAGAACAAACTTAGCCGTTAAGAGGTATTGTCATGGCTCAAATAACTTGGCGAAATGTTGATGCCCCTTCTTTTGGTGGGGTAGGTGATAGCATTCGTACAATGGGTAATATGTTCGACCGTGGAACCGCTGGTCTTAGTGATGCTTTGGGTAATTTCCAAACTGCTGCTAGACAAGATGCTGGTAATACTGTCATGCAGAATGCCCTTCAATATCAAGACCCAACTGCATATCGTAATGCTCTTGCTTCTGGTGCCTTATTCCAAGGAGTTGACCCTAATTTAGTAGGTCAGCGTACCCTTGAAAGTTTAGATAATCGGACAGGTGCTTTATTGAACCAGCAAGGTCAACAAGGTACTAATGATTTTAATAATTACAGATTTGGTAGGTTAAAAGCTACTGATGAGGCTTCTGATGCAAGCATTGCTACAATGGATGCAGCAAGTCCTGCTTTGAGACAATTAGCTTTGGCTTACCAATCCGGTGACCCTAAGCAAATTCAAGCAGCACAAGCCAGTGCAGGTAAAACTTTGGATGGTTTACCCGGTGACCAAATCCTTAAAATTATGGGCAATCTACAAGGTCAATCTGGTAGTGGTATTCAGCAAAACCAGAGTCTATTTAACCTTGGTACATCTATGAGGGATGATGCTGATACCCAAGCAGCTACTGGAGTCATGGCCCAAATTACCAGAGGTGCTGAAAACCCAAACGATGCTAGACTATTAGCTGAATCTTACAGTAGAGGATTATCTCCTACTGCACAGGCTCGTTTGCAAAGTATGCTTGCACGTTCTTATCCTGGTGTTTACGGTAATAACGTTGGTACTACTTCTTCTGCACCAGGAACTGCTGGTACTCGTGCTGGTTCCCCATTTGATGTTACTTATGGATTTACCCCAAGTCCTGCCCCAATCACTCAGATGAGTATGGGGGATGTAACTAAACACCAATCTAATATGATTGGTGATTTAGGTGCCTCTCCAGTTGGTGCATATCAAATTAATAAGGCTACGTTGGAAGACTTCGGCCCTAAAGTATTTGGGAAAGACTGGCAGAACCAACCTATGTCTGCTGAGAACCAAGACAAGCTAGGTAGAGCTATCTTCGATGCTCGTAAGAATGGTAACTTGTCTGATACTTGGGCTGCACTTCCTAATAGTGCTCCCGGTGCATACAAGAATATGTCTTGGGATGATATTAAACCTGTAATTGCTCAAGCAGAAGTGGGTGCTGACCCCCTTCAAATGAGACAACAAGCACAAGAGAATCAAGCAGTTTCTGCCCTTGGTTCTGGTATGATTGGTACCCGTTTGATGCAGAACAATGCTTCTGGGGTAACTCCTGATTACCTAGCGTCTCTGAACGACACCTCTACTGTTGGTGAGGTAGCGGATAAATTACTAGGTGGTGATTTCAAAGGTGCCAATAAAAACTGGGTAGTTGCTCGTATTAACGATATCAGCCAACGTGCTAATGTATCCCCGGCAATGGCTGCTAACGTTGTTCAACGTGCAATGACTAACGTACCTGAAGGTATACTTAGTCGTGGTTTGGATGCACTTAATCCATTTATTACTAACGAAGCTGGTAATGGTTTACGTATTAATGACCGTGCTGTAGACCAAATGGTAGAGGGATTGCGTAGAGGTGAACCATTGGAGGGTAGTATTCGTAATATGTCTACTGCCCAAGCTGCTCAGAATATCCAAGCTGCACAGTCAGCTTACGATGCAGCTCAAGCTAACTTAGCTAATACTCAGAATAAGATTCAGACAGGTCAGACGGGTCTTACTGCATTATTACCCTCTAGACAGGAAGCTGTTAAACGTGCTGCTGCCATGTTGCAAGCTGCACAAGGTCAAGTTCAATCAGACCCAGCTAATTTGGCTCCTATTGGTTTTGCTTCCCAAGCTTCTATAGATAGAGCTGCTGCCCGTGAGAATGAACAACGGGCTAAGCGATATAAACAGTTAGCAGAAGGTACTCCTGCCTATATGCAACCTCGTTAAAATGCATCATACTAATTAAAGCCCTTCGGGGCTTTTTTATTACGCTCACTAAATGTATAGTGAATCTTCTCATACGATATAAGTTTGAACAGGAAATCTACTATGTCAACATTTGACAGACTGGCCGGTTTCGCAGACAGCATCACTAATGCTAAGCAAGTAGATGTCTCTACTGCAACCGCTCAGAAGCAATCTACTGAAGAGCAGGCACCTTCTTCTTTAACCCCAGATTCTGCTTATAATCTACAAGCAGGTCGTGTTGGTAATTTGGGCATAGGTGCATTTGACCCTAGTTCAATTCAAGCAGACTTTACTAATGCATCCCCTACTGAACTAATCTCTAAGTACGGCCCACAGCAAGGCTTGGGTATTATTAATACTCGTGCTAATGCTGCTGATGCTGTACGCCGTGATTTATCTATGGAGCGTACCCCTGCCCGTGCAATATCAGACTCACTTACTGGTGTTGGACTTGGTGTAACTAATACATTAGGTGGTATTGCTGCACTTGGTGCAGGTCTTATTAATGACAATGCAGGTGCTTCTATTGCTTCTGGATTAGATAGTTTCAATGAAGCTGTACACAATACACAATCAGATGCATTGAATGCTGCACGAAAAGTGGTTTCTAATCAGAACCAGATATCTGGTTTAGTAAATAAAAATAAATATGACCAAGATATAAAGAATGGTGATAGTAATTTAGTTGCTTCTCTTTCTCGTATTGGTCGAGACGCTTACGACTCTGTAGCTAATACATTGAGTACAGGTATGGCTGCTACAGATGGTTTAAGCGAAGGAGTAGGTTCTCTATTCACAGGTAGCCCGTTGATTAGAGGGGTAGCCTCTTTAGGCAGAGCAATGATTGGTGGTGAAGCTGCTGTAAAAGGTATTTCTCTAGCTGCTGAACTTGGTTCTCGTCCTGCCCAAGTAACCCGTGCATTAGGTAAACTTGCACCAGGTGCTATAGCTATTGGTGGTATGGAAGCTGGTGGTGCATATCAACAAACTGCTTCTGATATTATGAAGATGCCATTTACAGAGTTGTCTGCTAAGTCCCCTACATATCAGCAACATATAAAAGATGGTTTATCTCCTGAAGAGGCACGACGTCAAACAGCCTCTGAGACTGGTATTATAGCTGCTGGTATAACTGCCCCGGTTGCTGCTGCTACCGGCCCATTAGTTTCTAAATTTGAAATGAACCCACTTAAGGTTGGTTCACTTGCTGGAGCTGGTTCTAATCTCTTAAGAGAAACTGTAGAAGAGGGAATTCAGTCAGGTACCGGACAGGCTGCACAAAACTATGCAATGCGTCAGAATGTGGACAAGAACCAAGACCTCCTTAAAGGAGTTGGTGAACAAACTGGATTGGGTGCGTTATATGGCTTCGGTGCTGCTGGAGTTGCTCAGGCTCCTGGTGCTGCTATACGTGGAGCTAGCAATGCTGCTTCTCCTATTATGCGTACTACCATGGCTGGTATTAATGCTATCTCCGGTGCTGCTAGTAAAGTAGCTTCTCCAATAATTGACCCACTGGTTCGTCGTGGTGAAGAAATTATCAAGCAGAATGAGGAGGCTTCTCCTGTTGCTGATGCTACTGTAGCTCAGGCTGCTCAGGAAGCTACTGCTAAGTCTCAAGAAGCACAGGCAACTATGTCAGAAGCTGTTGATGCAATGAATATTTCTCCAGAAGAGAAAGCTGCCGCTCATCAATATGCTAATGATTTGGTTAATGCAACACGATTTAATCCAGAAGATTTTTCTTCAGCATCTAGTGCTATACAGGATGCTGTAGCAGGTTCTACTGATAAAGTATCTGCTATACAAAAACTGGCAGATGTAGTTAACACTACAGAAGACCCTAACCATGCTATGGAAGCTGCGGTCAATATGTATGACTCAGTTATGCAAATGGAAGACTTCGTTAACCGTGACCCTGCTGCACTAAATAATTTACCTAAAGATAGTTCGGCTAATGCTGTACTTGACCAGTATTCTGGATTGATGGCTAATATCCAAAACACTCCTAAAGTACTACGTGCTTTCCGTGCAATTCATTCAATGATTCAGGAACAAGCAGAAAAAGGTAACCTTAATGTTACCGAAGATTCTGTAGACCAGAACCAAGCTAATAATGTGGCTATGGCTGCTGATTTAAGCCCTGAATCACTAACCCCTGAGTCAGTTAACATGACTCTTAAGCATGCTAGTGAAGGTAAGATTACGTTGAATAATCGACAACGTGCTGCCCTGCAATCTGCTGCTGCTGTACTACAGGGAGCACGTGAATTCGATAATGAAGCACAACGGTTAGGGCTACGTCCTCAAGATATTGTTAGTAAGCAAATTAAGACGGATGAGTCTCGCTCTAATGAAGGACAATACTCTGCGTTGCAACATGCACAACGAATTCGTTCTGCGTACAACTCTGGTAATCTCAATCTCGCTAGTGCCTACCTGAATGACTTCATGCAGTTTGCCCAGCACATGCAGAATAAGGTCGGAGCGTTGAATGAGCATTTGCTTTCTGGGAATGCGGATAAGAATAAGTCTGTCCATTATGAATCTCTCACTCCTTCCCGTGAGTGGGTTCGTAGTCGTAGTGGTTTGGGGGTTAATCCCTATGATACTAAGTCGGTTAAATTTGCCCAACAAGTGGGACTTGAAGCTAAAACTGTAGCGGATATTGCCAACGCTCTCGCTACGGCTTACCCGGAGCTTAATGTTTCTCATGTGAATATTACCTCGTTAGATTCACGTCTGAACAATCCGGCTGCTCAGGTAGTTAAGGAATTCCGTCAAGGCAGTCTTGATGCTGCTCCTACTCAACAAAAAACCGAACCAGTGAATCAGGTTAAAGAAACTCCTGTTATTCAGGAGGCCACCCCTACTGTACCTTCTAAAGCAGAAACAGTGGTAGATAATACTGCTCCTGTAGGTAAGCCTAGTGTAAGAACAGAAGAAGTAACTACTACTAAGTCTGAAAAAGCAGAGCCAGTAATTGAACCTAAGACTGGTATTGAGGCTTCTTACCCTGTTTATAATAGTGAGAAATCCCCTAACCAATTTGTTAAATCATTCTCTCTCCCAGAAGAACCTAAGTCTCGTACCACTGGTTCAGAGTCTCCATTATCTGACATTGGTAAGGCACTGACTTCTTCTGTACGTTTTGAAGCATTAACTCAAAAAGAAAATAATGCCTTAACTTCTGATGTAGCTGGGCGTTATAAAGATTTGATGCAGCATGGTGAAGGTATTAAGGAAATCCTTAGTAACCGTTTAGCTAAGTTCCTGTCTACTAAAAATGTAGGTAAACGTTTTGCTGAGGGTGCTGATGCTAACCGTTGGGTAGGTGGTAAGTTACTTAACATTGTTGAACAAGATGGCGATTCATTTAAATTTAATGACTCCCTTCTTGAGACTGCTGTATTAGCTGGTCTTCAATGGAGACTAACTTCTACTCAGAATACTGCTATTAAAGATGCAAAAGATGTTGCAGCTATTACAGGTATTGACCAATCATTACTACCAGATGGGATACTAGAAACCTTCGAGAATGCTCAAACACTAGTTGAGGCCACTAATGCATTGTCTCAGAAGATTGAATCTTATTGGGGATTGAGTCGTAATCCTAATGCACCACTTGGTTACACCAAAGGTATCCCAATGGCTATGGCTACTGAGATTCTATCTGCATTTATAGAAAGTGGTGATGTTATAGAGTCTATGTTAGATGTGTCAGAAATTGACCCTAGTTCTAATAAAACTGTGGGTTTATATACCATTACTAAATTGGGTGATGCTGACCCAATTAATAAGTTCCCTACTGCTATTGAAGAAGCTGTGCTTGTTGAACCAGTAGAGAAGGTTTACTTTGGTAATGATGTACCTTCTGTTGCTCAAACTCAGTTACGCAATCCTGCTGTTAAGAATACCCCTGAACAGAAAGCTGCACTTAAAGCAGAGCAAGCTACAGAGTTCCGTGTACATGAACCAATGGTTAACTTCTATGAAGCAATGGGTCGTGATAATATTCTTAAGCTTATGGGTGCTGGTACACTTAATCCTGAGTTGCTGAACATTAATACTGCCAAATCTTTGGAAGGTAAAAACCTTTCTGTATCTATGGCATATGATTCTTTATTTGGTTTAGTTGACCAAATCAAAGCACAAGAATCTGGCTTAGAAACTCCAATTCATTATGGTTACAATATGACCCGTGTTGGTCGTATGCAAATGCTAGGTAAGAACAACCCACAATCTAGTAAACTAGTTCGTGAAGCTATTCTTCCAACATTCTCTACCATTGACTTGTCTAATGAAAACTCCCAAACCTTCTCTGATTTCCAAGTAGGTTTAGCTCAGGCATTGGGCATTAAGGTTCACAATATGAGCCGAGAAGTAATGTCTGAAAAGTTAACTTCTGCATTAGAAGGTAAGCTCAAACCTGCTGTAGATATGATGATTGACTTCGATAAAACAAGTTACTTGCCAGAGAACTCTGTTGATATTCTTAATAATGCATTAGGTGGTGATAAATCATTCGTAGCTCTAATGGCTCTAATGGAGTATGCCCGTTATCAGAATGCTGAAGATAAATCCAAATTTAATACCCCACTGTATGTCGAAGCTGATGGTGTAACTAATGGCCCAATTAATGCAATGGTATTGATGACTGGTGGCAAATTCACTAGTGATTGGGTACGGAATACAGCTAAGGGTGGATTATTCTTTGGTGCCCCAGGCAAAACCATGAATGAGCATCGTTCTGTTGATGATAGTGTTGACCTGTATGAAACATCTACTAATGGTCTTAAGTCAGCTCTAACTAGTCTTCGTAATACCTATGCAAGTAACCCGGCTGTTAATACTCAGATGAATCACTTGTCCTCTCTTATGGACTTATTCATTCCTGACTACAATATTAATTCGGAAGGTAACCTTGAACTTAAACGTGGTATTGCTAAGAATCCTTTGACTATTACCATATATGGTGCAGGTGCTCGTGGTATTGCAGGTAAAATGGTTAGTGCAATTACAGACACTATTTACCAACGTTTCAGTGACGTTCTGCAAGCACAAGCAGAAAACCCTAGTATTTCCCCAGCTATGGCTATGTTCGGTAAGCAAGCTTCTTCTGAGGTCGATGCTGATGCTATGTTCAGTCGTTTCGTTGACAACATGAAAGCACTGACGGGTACTATCCCTACTACTCGTAAAGGTCAAATTGTTCTTGAGAAAACTGGTTCAATTATCTCAGGTAAGATTGACCCTCAGAAGTTCACTATTAAAGGTGACCAACTGAAAGCCTTGCAGGAAAACATGTTGCATTTCTTCGTTGAACCAATGAGAGAAGGTATCCTTAATACTGTAGGCAGTAATCTGATGCACTCTACTGAACAACTTCAGAAAGCAACCCAGATTCAATCTTTGGTTCTTCAGGATATGTTCCAGCAAGCTGTTCAGGAAAAACTAGCTGAAAAGGCTAAAGACCCTGAATGGAAGAAAGGTGATTTCCTTACCCAGAAAGAATTAAATGATATTCAGGCTTCTCTGTCTGATTTAGCCCCAATGATTGAGACTGGTTCGCAGAACTTCTACATTGCTGGTTCTGAGAATACTGATGTTGCTAATCAGGTTCTGGCTACCAACCTTGATGACCGTATGCGTGTACCAATGAGCATTTATGCTCCATCACAAGCTGGGGTTGCTGGTATTCCATTCATGACGATTGGTACTGGTGACGGTATGATGATGCAGACTCTTTCAACTATGAAAGGTGCTCCTAAAAATACTCTCAAAATCTTTGATGGTATGAACATTGGTATTAATGATATTGCTGATGCAAGTCGTAAAGCTAATGAGGCTGTATACACTTCTTGGCAGGGTAACCCAGTTAAGAATGTTTATGATTCCTACTCTAAGTTCATGAAGAACGTAGACTTCTCTAAACTGTCTAAAGAAACTCAAGAAGCTATTGCTAAGTCTGCATTGGAGTTTGACCAACGAGAAGGTGCTACACCAGACACTATTCATGTAGCTGCTGCTGGTATTGAACGTAACCTACGTAACATTGCTCTGGGTGTAGATATTCGACATAAAGTAATGAACCAAGTGCAAACAACTGTTGACCAGATGGCTGCTGCTGGCTCTCCTTACGTTAACAATGGTCAGATATCCCTTGAGGGTATGACTATTGACCAGCAAGTTGCTAAGTTAAATGAACTGTTCGATGCTGAACTAGAATCACGCAAGACTAAACAAGCTTCTGAATCTACTCAGGAGCCAGTGAATACCGGCTTTGATAATGTAGGTCGCTCACTTAAGTCTGGTGTCCGTGTTCTGTCTCAAACAGCAATTACTAAACTGGCTAAAGAAAGTAACCTCCCAGTTGAGCAAGCTGCTGTCCTTAATGAGATACAGAAATCACTTGCAGCCAAAGACTACAAAGTAATATACGGGGATATCAATCAGGTTGACCAATATGCTCAAGATAAAAACTTAGAGCGTCCGGCACCAGAAGATGTTCAGGCTGCAAATGAGGGCAATGTTTATGGATGGACTAACTTCAATGACAAAACCATTTATCTAGTTAACCCATCAATGGAAACACTGATTCATGAACTAGTTCATGCTTCTACATTTGAGACAGTACTTTCCCACTACCAAGGTGAGACCACTGATGCTTCATCTTCTATTCAGAATATTGAAAGTCTGATGGAGCAATTCCGTAATCTGGATGTTTCTAAAGAAACTCCTGAGATGCGTGAAGCTTATGCAGATGCACTGGATACAATTAATGGTCACCTGTCCAATGGCTTTATTGAGCCAGCAATGTCTAAATCTGCTGCATTGAATGAATTCATGGCTTGGGGTCTGACCAACCGTGAACTGATTAAAAAGCAAAAGAAAACTACCTCTCTTACTCAGATGGCTAAAAATGTGTATGAGGCTGTTAAAAGATTAATCTTCGGTCGTAAACGTGCCCCAGCAAACGGGGAGGATATGTTCTCTAACTTACTGTTTAACTCTTCAGTAGTTATGCGTACACAACCACCAGTTGCTCCTGTAGCTAAAGATTCAACATTATTCCATAGCAAAGCTTATGGTGATAATGAACGTCTTACTGAGCTTGGTAAAACCTTTGACCGTTTGATTACGGATTATTTGAGTAATACCCCAATAGAACAGAACGTTCGTAAAGGTAAATTCTCTGATGCAGTAGTGAATGCAGTTAAGGTTACTCGCGATGTGCAAGCACATGGTTTTACTATGAATATGCAAGAACAACGTTTGTTCACTAATGTAGTTGCTGCATTGGCTACAGAAACTGCTATTCATCCGGGTGCTATAACTCGTGCTCAAGATTATTACACCCATGTTACTAAGAATCTTAAAGTAGAAGATTTCATGACAGACCCGGATAGCACTAACCCTGCTGACCGTTATTATGCACAACAAAAATTCAATACTATTACTGGCTCAAATAATATTGAATATGATGCCCAAGGTCGTTCATCTCTACTACCAACTTTCTTGGGCTTATCTATGGTTGATGAACAATTCCGTAGTATCTTGGCTAATATGCCAGTCATGAAGGTTGATAAGAAATCTGGTAATACTGTGGATGCTATACTCACTAATATAGGTACTTCTGCAATGGCTAGCCTTAATTCTCGTGTGGCTGGTGATAATAAAGCAACCAATGTTCAGGAAGGTTTAGATGCATTGTCACAAACATTGATGGAATCCAGTCTTAAGGCTCAATCCTTCTATGACTCAGTAGCTAACCCAACTGGTTCTGTTATTGACCGTGCTAACCAGTACATCGTGGATGGAATTGATAAACTGTCTGATGAGATATTAGATAAGTCCCGTACTGTTGCACAGAACACTAAGAACCCACTCGTTAAGGCAACTGCTCATGCTGCTCAACTAGTTGCTGCTGTAGCTACTGAAAAGAATGGGGAGAAAGTTTCACAGGGCGTTATGGCTGCAATGAACCAAGGTAAAGCATGGCAACCGTTCCATGACCTTATCAATGACATCGTTGGCCGTACTAAAAGCAATGCCTCTATTTATGATATGATTAAGGCTGTTCGCTCCCAAGTGCAAGCTGACCGTCAACAATTCCGTGAGCATTTACCTACAACTATTGCATCTAAATTCACCCGTAAACTTAGTGATTCTGAGTGGAAGGCTATGCATACCGGTATGGGTAAAACTGATATTGCTGCTCTCAGGGATACTATGAGTAATGCAGAAATCCGTGACTTACTTTCTTCTCAGAAGAATGTTGACCGTGAGGTTAATAACCTAGAGTCTGCACTGTCTGGTCAAGCTGGCCGTAACTGGCCATTAATTCAGCGTAAGTCTAAGCAACTGGCTCAGTACATGATTAACGGTACTGTGGGTAATAATTTACTTCGTAATGCAGAAGCAATTTCTAAGTTATTAGGTGAGCGTACTAACGTTAAAGCTACTGTTGATGTTGCTCAGTTAGATAAGCTTATTACCCTGTACTCTTTGGAAGCAATGAGTAAATCAGACCGTGATATATTATCTGACCTGGCTCAAAATGAGACGGTTGGTATGGACTTCTCTACTTCCTACTTAGTAGGTCAGCGTGTGGAAGAACAACGTAAAGCACAGAATGATGACCGTGCTCGTATCAATCATTATAAGGGTGCTATCCCAACTGACACTAAGCAAGGTGTAAGCTTAATTGTGGCAGATGATAGTAACTTCTCTGACTTATTGGCTAAGTCCTTTACCCGTATTGCAGGCTATCAAGGAAGCTCTGCTGAACGTGGACGTAGTCGTGGTTACTACTTTAGCCCGGTGGCTCCTCGTGCTCCATACTCCCAGGGTATTCTACAAAACGTTCGTAACACTGCTGGTGGTGTAGACGTGGGTACTGGCTTTACTATGGGAACTATGGTTGCAGGTCGTATTACAGATAAACCTTCAGTAGACCGTATCACTAAAGCACTAGCTAAAGGTGAGAGTGGTAATGAACCACTAATGCCAATCTATGATACTGTGGGTCGTGTTGTTGCTTATGAACAATCCATTGACCCTAATATGCTTACCCATATTGCTGGTTCAGATAACCTTGCTCGTGCAATAGGTGTATGGCGTGGTCGTCAAGTTGAAGAGGCTAAGGCTCAGAAATTCAATGATGCTTTAATTGAAAACTTGCATGACATGTACCAGAAAGACATTGCTGAATCTGCTTCTAATAAGAGCCAGTATGTGAATCTACTTGGTTCCAAACTTGACCCTGTTACTGCTGATGCACTTCGTCTTATGAATGCAGAGACTCGTCAGAAAGCTGAAACACTCTTTGGTGATGATGAGTTTTGGGTACGCCGTGACATGCTTAATGATGCTCTAGGTTATCGTGCAGCTTCTGTTGGTGATGTTTGGACAGGTAACAGTCGTTGGTCACCTGAGACTTTAGATACCTTCAAGAAAGCCATGGTGGGTGTGTTTGGTAATAAGGCATACAAATACCTTCTGACTGGTGAGAATGGACTTCAGAACTTGGTTAAGGAAGCCAAAACCTTAATAGTGGTTAAATCTGTTATTGTACCCGCTGTTAACTTCACAGCTAACCTATACCAAATGGTTGCTCGTGGTGTGCCAGTAAAAGACATTGCTAAGGGGATTCCACATAAAACTTCTGAGTTGAACCAATACCTTAAGACTCGTTTGCGTCAGGTTGATGCAGAGGCTGAATTACGTGCTTCTGAAAATCCTAATCAGTCTCGTAAACTTAAGGCTGAAATTCAGTCTATTACTGACAGTCATAAGCGTTTAAGCATATGGCCATTACTGCAAGCAGGCGAGTTCACCTCTATTGCTGATGCAGGAATTGGTCGTGATGACCTGCTTATCTCTCAAGGAAAAATCTATGAGTATATGGAGAAGTTAACAGATAAACTTCCACGGTCTGTTCGTAATGCAGGGCGTTACGCACTGATTACCAAAGATACTGCACTTTTCCAAGGTATTCAGAAGACTGTTGAGTACTCTGACTTTATTGCTAAAGCAATCATCTATGATGAATTGACTAAGCGTAAAGGACAGACTAATGAACAAGCTTTAGGTAGAGTTACAGAAGAGTTTGTTAACTATGACCGTCTTCCAGGTCGTTTCCGTGGGTATATGGAAAGTATGGGTCTGATGTGGTTCTACAACTTTAAAATCCGTTCTGTTAAAGTTGCCATGTCCATGATTCGTAATAATCCAGTACACTCAGTATTAGCTGTAATGGCACCAACTCCTACCATGTTTGGTAATGTAGGTCTGCCATTACAAGATAACCTGTTAGCAGTAGGTGCTGATGGTAGACTTAGTTACTCCTTTGGCTTCGGTCAGGGCTTACGTGCCCATAACCTTAATCCTTGGATGAACTTAGTTAACTAATAAATTAAAAAAGCCCCTCAACAAGAGGGGCTTTTATTTATCTAAATTTTACAACCTTCACAGTCATCCTCACTCAAGGATGCTATTAAATCTGCTGCTTCAGCTTGTTCTGCCATAGCGTTAGCTAAGACATAACCCTCCAATCCCCAGATTTTATCAACAGCGTTTTCGTATGCTATGCTTTGCCCAATAGATTCATCATAGTTATTGGGGTCAACACATGCCGAATGACCTACAATAACGAATCCATTTTCTAGTACAAGTACGCACTTGGTAACCAAGGACATACGAATTTTATCGGAATCCACAACACTACATACATTAGATACAGCATCACCTAGATTAAAGAAGTACTTGCTCTTTATACGTGATTCGATTAACTCTTTAGTTACTTGCATTTATTTCTCCACTTTTTTCTAAAATTACTAAACTATTAATGACTTACACGGGTAATTATTTTGGATGTTTTTCTTTTCTACACCTCCTTTGCCTACACCTGGGCTTGCATAATAGTTGGTCTACTCTAATTTTTACAAACCATTCACCACACTCTGGGCATTTATACAAAAGTGTTCCACAGCATTCACAATAACGCCTATCCATAACATGTACCTTAAGGTATATCGTAGACCATAAAAATATATCAGACTATTTGTGCGAACAATTGGTTCGCTCAACAAAAAGGTAAATACTATGGCGGATATGACCCTACTCCCTACTGGTGGTTTTGGTGGTGAAGCTGGAGCTGCTGGTATAGGTGGTTTAGTTGGTGGTGGCCTAGGTGCTCTTCTAGGTCGTGGACTGGGCGGATTTGGTGGTTGGGGTGGAAGCCCTACTGTAGTTGCTGGTAGTTCTGGTGCAGATGCTGCAATCTCTATTGCAGGTACTGCTGCTGGTATGCTTACTACAGCTCTGGTATCTGATATTGATACCATTCAGACTAGTATTAATAACCTTGGTCTTAATGTAGTACAGGGGCAAGGCAATACTAACCTAGCTATTGCAAATGCTTCTGCAAATAACAATAGCACCACTTGGGCTGCTAATAACCAAACTTTAAATATGGTTACTCAGCAAAATCAACAGAATCTGCTTACTGGTGTTCAAGGTTTTGCTGGTCTTAATAACTCTATCCTTCAAACTAGTAATGCTACTATTAATGCTATTGGTGCGGCAGACCGTGCTGCGGCAGAACGCAATTTCCAAGCTCAGTTAGCTGCTGAACGATGCTGCTGTGAAACTAACTTAAACATTGAACGACAATCCAATCAGACTCGTGATTTGATGAGACAACAATTTGCTGACTCCCAGGCTGTACTAATTTGTGACATGAAGAATCAGATTGCTCAACAGAATCTACTTCTGTCTCAAGCAGCACAGACTGCTCAATTGAATTGTAAGATTAATCAAGTAGAGCAATTGGTTAACTTTAAAATTCCTACTCCACCAACACCACCTACTGGTTGCTGCTAATAGGAGGTTTCTATGAAGCTTTTTATTCGCAAAGATGTGGATGATGGGGAAGATGAATCTGGTGGTGTAGTTCACCATCATGTGCATCACCATCACTATAAAGATAGCCACTCAGATAAGCATCCTCAATTAGTGGACGTCTCTGAACGACTAGAATACCATCCTCAAACCTGGGTTAATCATCTTGGTTCTAGAGAAGGTGCTTTAAAAATTGTTCAGTTGGAGATGAATGAATTGTTAGATGCAATTCAAACCAACTCTGAGGAGCATATTTGCAAGGAGCTTACTGATTTATCAGCCGCTTGTATTTATGCTCTTAAGATGAAATAAGGACTAAGCCGATATGCAAAATACTATGGTAAGTGCTGGCGTAACCCAGTTTAGTGGTATGAACCCCAAAGCATTAATTAATATTGGTGGTCTTGACTGGAAATTACGTAAAGATGCTACCGACTCTTCTATGTCATTTCCTCACAATAGAGTTAACTGGATTAATGCTGGGTGTGAATCTCTAGGGGAAAATAAAGCCTATTTTTGTTGGATTATGGGCATTATTCCACCGAACCAAGGGACACTAGAAAAACCTATTAGTGTAATGTATGTCGGCTTTCATCCACAACGAATAGCAATAACACCAAATATGGTTACTCAAATAGATTTAGACAGGATGCATGTGTATGTAAGTGATGCTTCTGGTTTTGCACTTAATTTTGCAAATGTTTTTCTAGGACTTGATGAAGTAAAACCAGTTACAAGGGAAGCTATAAGCCCATGGCCTGAAACCACAAACAATAGGACTATAGAAGATGCCGACTCCAATACAAATACTGGCGAATAATTTAGCTGATAGAGCACAAGCTATACTGGATGACCCTAACAAGTATACCCAAAAAGCTATTATGTCGTCAGCATTCAATGACTTTAAAGCATTGGGTAGTCTAACTGGTGTTATGTCTGTTATGTCTACGGGTAGTTTAAATACCCAACAAATTGAAATAGCTAAGCGTATAGCAGCAAAGGTTATTGCTATAGTTAGTCAGTATAGAGATGTACCAAACAATCCTGGTAATCCCCCAGAATAAATAAAAAAGCCCCCTAAGTAACTAGGGGGCTTAGTACTGTTTACCCATGAGATTGATGGTATCGCTACAAGGGTAATATTTTCAGTTTGTATTTTTAAGTGTTAACTTCACTTACATACACCTTGTCGGGGGTATGAACTTATATTAGCAGCTACTGGACTGTCTTACCAGTTATGCCTTTAGGATGCTATGCAATCAGGACTATGTTACTGCTAAATAGATTTGACGGCTGGTGGTCAATGCCCAGCTTACTCAGTGATAGGTAAGTATCTTCCAGTAACCAACTGGTTCGTCAAATTGGGTGAACCTAGTGGGATTCTTACCCACACTCCTACGGTTAGAATAACAACCCACATTTGAGTGTTCCGTGAAGCGATTCTTAATAATCTAGTTCATTGTTATATGGTTAATTACTAATTTACCATTTAATAGTAACTCTGTTGCTTAACTATACAGTCGATACCCATTTCTGGGGCAGAGCTACTATTAAATGGTTCCAGGGGAAGGAATCGAACCACCCAATCAGGTCATGGCTACATCAACCAAACTCATTCGGGCTTAACCTATAATCAAGAGCTAGTATCTCACAAATTGACGTCACCTAAGAGTCGATGACCTGGAAAAGTTGCCAGGCTTACACTGGCTCCCATCTGTTTTTTAAGTCACTCAGATATCGTCTGGACTTAGACCATCTAGGGATTAGAACCCTAATCTCGGTAGTTAACCGCGCATTTGCCTCATGCTACTCTGGTCATTGATGATACCCCTTAGCTAATACATGGTAGGGGTCACACCACGGTCGTTTGATTACCAGGACGACTCACTCCTGACTGACTTATAGGCTATTACGCCGCCATCAGAACAACATTATCGTTTGCATTTATGTTAATGGTTCGTTTCTAAAAAACCGCATAATCGCTTACGAAAACTATCAAAGAGTACACTCGCTCGAATGGTTAAGAAGAAAGCTTTTCCATCTCCCCAGTAAATGTACTCTTTGATAGAATGTTTAATAGTGCAGGTGCAACCTGCGTACCTATCGGATGATGACAATAGGCGTGTTGGTGATGACGCCTCGTTTTAACCCCGTACCCTGCTGGATAACCATACTCATCTCTCCAGCTACACCCGCACCGTATCGCTACACCGGGATAGGTCTTGTTCATCTGATTATAGAGTTGCTGCTCTATGTATAATCACTAGCTTCACAGCGCAAGCACTCTAGTGATTACATTTGGTTGCTTCAACTGGGTTTTAACCCCAATATCGCTAATTAATAGTCAGGTACTTTACCCGTTAACTAACTCCCCAAGAACTACTTTATACTAAAAACTTATCTGCTCAATCAATTAATTTTTACTTAATTCTTCATCTAGCATAGTTCTGAATTGGTAAATAGTTACGGCAGGCAAATTATCATTACTAAGCCGAGAAAAGACTTGTTTGTTCTTCTCATTAGTACAACGAGCCGAAACTATTGCTGCACAACGTTTAACTGCTGAATCCACTGGTTCCTTGTACTTAATAGCCATCATCATAGCTAGCTCACAAGATACCAGTGAATCTAAGTATTCTATACCTGCATTAACACTAAACATATCTATCCCTAAATTAACCTTAGTAATTACTACACTGGTTCATATTTTAATTAATAAGGTTAGTGGGCAGGGGAGAGTATTCCTGCCCACTAGTTGCTAATCTGGCGGCTTGCCACCACTGTCTTTACCACTGCACTTCCAAAGGATAAGTACAGTGATGATAAATGCTATGTATGGAGCCGACACGTCTATCAACCTAATCAGTAGTAACATCAGAATGATAAACACTACCACACCTAGCAGTAGCTTTTGAGCCACCTACCAGATTAACGTTTGAGGCCAGCGAACAGAGATGGTTTAGTAGTTGCAGGTTTCTCTGCTTCCACTTTCTCTTGAACCACTTCCTCTACTACTGTTTCTTCTGTGACAGTTTCTGCCTCAGCTTCTTCTTCTTCCAGTTCCTGAGTAGGTTCTGTTTTTGCTTCCACTTTGGTAGCTTGTTCAGCTTCCTGCGTAGAATTCTCGCTCACTCCACCAGTAGAAGTCTGGATTTCGTTTCCCGTCAATGCTTCTTTAGCTTCAACTGGAACGTGTTTAGCTTCGGCAGCATTACGACGTTGTCGACGCTTACGTTCTACCACGGGTGGACTATCGTCTGAGACAGCCTCTTCGTTGATAGTGACTAGTACAGTACCATCATCATTGAAAGTTACATGAGCATCCCCAGTTACAACAACTAGAGTATCAATGTGGGCTTGTACCAACTGTTCTACTTCAGCTTGGTTCAAAGTAATTTGCATGGTTTATACCTTTGAATACAATTTCATAATTGTTTGAAATGCTGGGGTTAATACCCCTGCATGAATAGCACCGATGGCATCTGCTAAGTGCTCATTTTTATTGAGCAGTTTACCTTTCCCATCTCTTAACCAGTTAGTATCAGGATAGAGTGCAGTTGCAGATTTAATCATCGAATCCTTCGATGCTGTTTTATTTCCTGTGAGAATCAGTTTGTTCTCACTTGGATTCACCTCAATTAGCTGAACCCCTGTTGCACGAAATGCACCCAGAATGCCAACACATACACCGTATGATTTCATTCCATTGGCACTCTGTGACCCAACTGGTACTTCAACGAAAACTACCTTTGCCCACTTGAACCATTCTTGTACTCCACTAGCAATTTCTTCACAGCGATTTATATCCTTACTGTTCTGACGGACTTGCTTAGTGTCATCTGGTTTGGTTTCAATTAGGAGTAGTTCTACGTTTTCAAAAATACCTGTTTCTAGGTCAAGCATTCCCCGTGCTAATCCCCAGTTACTTAAACTTGGGTCACAGCCTAGTACGGGGATTTTCATTAAGCTTTCTTACCGAACAGTGATTTGCTACCAGCCGGAGAAGCAGAATTACCAGCACCTGGTTTAGGAGGAGTACCGCCTTTACCGTTACCACCGGTAGTTTTGTCACGGGTTTTGCCTTTGTTCTTCTCCAACCATGCAGGATAGAACACAGCCAGTTCCTTGGTGAGTTCTTTCTCAGCAGCCTCAGCTTCACGAGCTTCTACTACTGTAACCAGTAACTCAGGGTGGAACAGCTTCTGGATTTCATTCACTTCACGGGTTTCCCCATTATCGTGATACTTACCATCGTCACCTTTGGACTGTTTAGATTCGATAGTTTTTTCCAGAGCAAAGGTAACTTCCTGACCAATGAGTTCAATTGGAACCATGACAGATTTATTGATTTCTGCCTTCTGTTCGAAATCGTAGACTTTAACAATCTTCTCTTCGAAATCAGCTTCGAATAGTTCCTGACCAGTTGCTAACAGCATCATGTCATTAATGACAGTGAATCCTGGTAGATAGTATTCTTTACCGTTCTTCTCGTAAGTAGGCTTATTGCCTTTTTCCTTACCAGAAGTGAAGTAGACTTGAGCACGTAACTCACCAGCAGCAATGCCGTCAGAGTTCTTCATATCTTCTATAATAATTTGCATCCAGTCTGCACCGGAGTCAGCTTTACCGACATATGCAACTTTGACATTACCGGTATAAATATCAGTTTCTTTAGCACCGAAACTACCACCCAGATTGTCTTGGGTTTTCTCAGCTTTTTGAGTTTGTTCTTTTAGTTTACCGAACAGTGATGACATAATGTTTTTCCTAATAAGTTATTAACAACCAGGCAAACGCTTAAGCGTAATATTCAGCCAAGTGGTCGAGCAGTTTCTGGGCGTCATTATCAATAAAAGTCTCTGACTTTTCGAACATGCCCATTGGGGAACGAAGACGTTTACCTACCGACTTCTTAGTTGGACGAGTTTGAAATACGTGCTTATAGCCTAAGTCACGTTCTTCATCCGTAATATCCAACATCTTATTGCCATACTTCTCCAGTTCCTTAATGTCTACACGTTCTGCATACACTACGGTTGAGAAGTAAGCTTCAATGCCATTATTCTTCAGTGAACCTTTCACCGGAATAAACGTCTTCATAACACCTGCTGCTTCATCCAGTTCATCTTTGGCATGAGCAATAACAATTACAGGCTTATTAAACTTAACGACTTTCTGCTGAAGCAGAACCTTGAAGAACTGTGCAAAATCACCCCACGATATGTTCAAGAGTACACGCAACCGTACCCCCAGCAGCTTTACCTGCGTCTGCATGTTTCCATGCAGTCCAGACTATATCTTCATCCATGCCTTAGCACTAGGATGCTGACTGCTTCGAGCAGCATTAGCTTCTGCCCTACTTCCTCTCGGAATAGTCGTTGCACCTTACTTATGTTTTTGGATTGCATGAGGCAACCCATGAGTGAGTATGTAGTTATTTCTGGCATCCAGGGCTTCTAGCTCTGTGTCAAAATTACCTACAAATATTCTTTCATTACCATTACAGATTCTTGCAGACCACTTCTGCTTAGTTGTATTTAAACCAATGCCTAAGTAGGTAGCCTTGCTTGTCTTACGCTTTCTTGAATTAATGGCTTGAGTGGTTCTACTAGCCCACCTCAAATTGCCTGGGATGTAACCCTTATTTCCATCAATTCTATCTAATGTAAGCCCTTTAATTAATCTGTCTGAGTATCCAGGTAACTCTTCCAGATACTTAGCGAATACAGTGAAGTCACTAAACTCTTCTGCACGGGTAATTCCAATTGCTCCATAGTTTTGATAACTAATGTGCTTTGGATTTGTACATCTCTGCTTAATGGTTAACCACACTGTATACAGTGGGTGTAACTCATTACCGAAACGTTTCTTACTCATTTTGTAACTCCGTCAAATAATAGCCGGAGAAAACATAAGTCTTGGCTCAGGATTGCCCACGTCTTTACGTTTGGGGTTTCCCTGAATTCAATCAGTTATCATTAACCATTACTGATTAACGGGCCTTAAAATTAAGCCTTCTGAGTGTTTGCTGACGGAAGTACATACTGAGATTCCAGCATATCCATCATAAAGGTGGCTGAGTCAATGATAATACCATCGATTTCATTTGCCATATGCCCACCTGGGGATGCTGCATCAAATGCTTCCCAGATTTGGTAAGGGTCTTCAATGTTGAATGATTTGAACTTATTACGAAATGGTAATCGTTTACCTGCTTCCGTGTTCAAATAGAACCAGCGTTCTTGGTTACGTAAATTACGTAATGATGCTGACTTACCACTAGCTGAGAATCCTGCAATTAGGACTAGCTGAGTGTTCATGTCATTAGCAATTAATTCTTCGGACATTTCTATTCCTCAGTTAAATGGGAGTCCTTCAAACCAAAGAAAGACTCCCTTTTACTTATTTACTATTAGCAAACTTCTTTGCCACAGTTACTAATACAGTGGAATTTAATTCATCGTCTGGTAATGGATTAGATAATTTCTTATTGAATTCCATTACGGATTTCTGAATCTGATTAAAATCCCAACCACTGTCTAGTAGTGCCAGTGCGTATTTAATCATCTGGTTATTTCGATTACCGGATGCAATACGTCCAGCAAACCAACGTTCCAGATTATCCAGAGATTGAACTTCCTTCATCTGATTTCGGAATTGCTCATTTTTACTGGTTCGGGGAATGAAATCACGAACATCAAGTAATGGTGCATCCGAGTTCATGAATACCTCACCTGTCTCACAAGACATCCATTTCTTGGCCCGTTGATTAGCAGACTCGTCTGTTTCAAATGGTAACCATGCCATTACGTTATTCATGAACTCTTTATACTCTTCGGTATCTAGCTGTAGTTCATAATTCATTGGAAGAATGAGTCGGAAACGGTTCTCTTCTTCAGTATGACGTTTGGTGGTATAAGTCATGAACTTATAATCTTTCATAAGTTCCTGGCACGTACTTAATGGAACCCCACCATCACAGTCAATAACAATCATGTTAAAGCCTGCAATCACGTTTTCTTCAGAACGATGTCCATTCTTAACGTGGTGATTAATCCAGTGAACTCCCCCAGCAGTGGCTAGTTCCCCAAGATCAGCAAATGGTGCTTTCACTGGTTCATAGTTGTAAGCGAAGTTATCACTGTAGGCCAAAATCATCTCATCAAGGTTAGTCTCTTTCAGGGTTTCACCTCGAAAGAATTCAATACCTTCATTGAATGATTTCTTGATAATGATGTGTTGCTTATATCCCCATGCTGTTGCCAACGTCATCATTTCATTACGTGCCGCATTACCACTTTTATAGAACGGAAGTGACTCCAGTAAGTCTGCATGAGTAACTTCTTTACCTACTGATGCAATATAACGAGCCAGTTTCACGTAAGCTTTTTCACGATTAAGGATAATCTGAAATGCTGCACCAGATTCTTCAACCAAAAGAATAGCTTGGCGTAAATGAATCAGTTCTACATATGAACTCTGGTCTACGAATGCTAGTGCTCCAGCAAGTTTTAGTGCCTTAAAGTAACGATGAGATATCTCAGCCTTACGAATTTCTTCGTGGTCTGCCATACCTTCAGCTAAGCGTTCGCAGGCAATCTTATAAACAATCAATTCGATTCCTACTGCATCTTCGACAATCATTTTAAAACCGAATAAGTTCGGGTCTGCTAGGTCGTGGAACTTATTAGCCCATTTGCTTACAGCCGCAGTATTATCCTGCTTGGTTAAATTATGATAAATCTCTTCAGCAGTTAAGGTGTTATATGCTTTACGGTCTACTTGCCCAATGGCGAATAAACAACGGCGAGCATAGCCTGTATCCAAGAAGTCATAGAATTGGTCTTCAGTCTGACTACCATCCAGTAATTTACTTGGGGTACCAAATAAAAGCAGATTGGTTGGGGTCTTGCCATCCAGTTCTTCCCCCCTCTGACTTTCGGCAGTGTTCTTAGTCAATTTCTGCTTAACCTTACCCTGGTCATATAACTCTAAGAATAAGTTCAACACATCGACGTTGGCTAACAAGTTAGAACCAATTTCATCTATTTGTAAGTTAATAGAACCACAACCTGCCATTAAAAGTTTATGGCGTAATTGTTTAACAGCAGGTGGGGTACCTGAGTCAAATGTGAACGGAAATGCACCAGCACGTTTATACTCAGCTTCTACTTTATCGAATTCTTCCTGTTGGTCAGTCCCTTGTCGGGCTGAACGTTCGTTTGCAATTTTCCAAAGACGGTCGTTAGATATAACTGGCATCGTGTCTTCCATAAACCGTTTACGGAAACCAGTCATAAATCCATCTTCAATAATATTTACGGAGTGACCTTTACCGAAGCCAGACGTTGCTAATGCCATAGCATAAATGTTGACTGGTAAGTCACCACGGTCTTTAGTGACAATGGTTGCACCCATACTGGATGCCATTTTAGCCAGAAAATAGGCTACCTCGACTTGGAAGAATCCCCGGTCATTGTTTTGAGTTCGATTACAAAGAACATCCACTATTTCTTCTATAGCAGGGTGGTGGGTCACCCCAGTCAGGTCATACATGGTTTGCATACTCTCCGTGAAGTTTGTTACGTAATTCGGTAGCTACTGCAATAGCAGTATCTAGGTCGGCGTGTCTGCCTCCCCAATGAGTTTTGTAGTTAATACAGACCTTAACCATCCATTTGGAGGTTTTCTTACACCAAAACACACCTTTAGCACCTGATGTATTATCGCAATGCTTGGGCGTATTAAACCTATTCTGAGATTCAGTCGCTTCCCTTAAATTATCAATAAGGTTATTCGACGGATTTCTGTCCTTGTGCTCTATGAGGGATGGTATGGTTCCATGGTGTAAGAACCATACCATTCTATGGCATTTGAGCAGTATTCCTTTGCCCTTACCTACGCGTACTAACCAATAACCTTTACCATCGAGGGTTCCAACTTCTTTCCCGTTTTTTCGTATGCAACTATGAGAGGTGGGGTCATAGGACAACTCTAATGTCGCCTGTTGGTACACCTCAATTGGTATTAATTTCATTGGAAATAGCGTTCTCTCTGTTTGCAAATTGATGCTACAGCACAATACTCGCAGCGTTTAACCTGTCCCTCCACGACTTTGATTGCACCCTTGCCACCTTTTTCAGCCATGAAAATTCTAGCAGAAGCCATGTCTTCGAAGTTCTTAGTACTTCTGGCTCCGGGTACATCTACCTTGGTTGGGTCAGAGAAGTACTTAAACTGTGGGTCACTACGCCATAGCTCTTCGTCAGTACATTCGGGGATTTCACTTTCTGGTGCATCCCAGTACTTATCTATAAGGCCTAGTTTATTAGCAATCCACTGTTCTGTACGCTCCTCTGACAATAACGGTATATCCTTATGCATAATGCGTCGTGCAGGATATTTAGGATTATTTGCTGCCATGTACTTCATGAAGTCAGTAAAGATGTAATTGATACGAATAACATCTTCTTTAATCTTATCGGGGTGAATCCAACGATAGATACTACCTTGCATTTTATGTTCTTCATCACGGGAACCAGCAACCCAAGAATAGGTTGAGGTTGACTTAAAGTCCTGTAAAAGACCTTCTGTCACGATGTCGAACTTACCCCCAACAGTCCAGCCATTGATAACACGAGTGCCACGCTGTTCAATATAAACAGGGATTAGGTCAGGGTTAGCAATGAAGTCTTCTTTGGTAGGGTTAATCTTCACTGCGTCAATTACTCTCTGAGGGTACCCCAGTTTCTTCAATGCAGCTTTATGACCGTTATGCCAAGCTTTTTCGATGGAATCATGCAGACCAGAACCCATAGATGTTGCTGTGAAGTCCATCACATCAATACTTTGTTCTGAGAAGTTTACACGATGTTTCATGACAATTTGTTTTAACGGTTTAAGCAATGTGGTAGCCGAAATGTATTTCGGGTTATCCACATAGTCATACTCGTCATACAAAAGCCATACAGCCAATGCTAGGGATACGTCATGTTCGTTAGTTACTTTCATGCATATTACCTCTTATAATCCCAGCAGTTTCTGCATCTACCCTTTCTTTAGATAAGATTCTTTTACTGTAATGGCATAATTTTTCGGCATCGTATAGGTGGGTGTTACCGGGTTTACCATTACCTTGTCGTTTAGCAGAATTTCTCCATAAGGCTTTGAAGGCACAACCTTCATCGAAGGTCATGCCTAGTGCTTGGATAATATCCTCACACTCTGCCTGATAGGGAGCCTGCTCTTTACGTTGGGGGTTATTAATCTGAACAACATAATAGCTGTTTAATCCACCAGACAGGTTAGACATATTAAATCCCCGGTTTTACCTGATTGCCTGGATTGAATTCCTCTTGGGTCATTAACCCAAGATAGCTAAAACCAAGGAACACAATATCTACAATACCCATATTTGGGTCTTGCATACGTTCCTGTAAATTAGCTGTAATGGAACGTTGTGCTTGGGCTAAGCTAGCAGCATTTACTACCTGCTCTTTGGTGAGTAGAACAGCATTAACTGGAACTGCTCCACCATCGGATGCATCTTTATTAGTAAATACTACTTGAGCTGACACCATCCAGTGGTGCATTGCTACTTTATCTTTCTTGGTCATGTGAATGCCTTTTTAATTGTCAATAGTACATCATCAGGTTTAGCGTGATTTGGTATAACAATCTCGTTAGCCCATGTTGGGTAGAACAAAGATAAATCCCCACCCAGACCAACATCTGGATGCATTATATCGGGGTGGTTCTGCCAGTTAACTGCTTCTACCAAATGCTTATTGGTAAACTGCAATGTGTCCATGTTGTCACGTATCATGAAATACTGTGCATCATGAATATGAATACTAGGTCTAATATCCAACCTGTATTCACTGGTTCTGACTTTACGCATAAATTCTGAACCAGCACGGTTATTCAGTAGACACCAGCTTTGCCCTAAAGCATTACCAGCCGTTCTACCCTCAGCTTCTGCTTCGTATGGGGTCTTACATGTCCCACGTAATACTTGAGCCAGTAAAGGAGTACGCACTCTCAACCCAAATGCAGCAGTTACGTAGCCGGTTTTAGCAGCCTCGTCTAGTTTGGCTTGTACCCAAGCATCACTTACCACGTAGAGTTCGTGATAACGGTGCTCGGTTAGCTTGGCCTTCTCTTCGGTAAATCCACAGTTTTTCATTAAGCCCATATACGTGCCACCATAGGTAAGCAAGAATGTTGGGGCTTTAGAGTCACCACGCAAGTGTTTGTGCTTCTCTTGAATGGAGTTAATGGACTCAACTGTGTCTACTATGTCTGGCATCTGCTCACCGAAGTAAGCAAAAGCACGAAGACTGTGTCCGTCGTAGCCAGTTGAACTACCTATCTTTTTTACAGATTCTATTTTTTTGCCAGTGAAATCATGGGTTGATTTTGGCAAGTTGTCGTATTGCGACATCTCTGCGATTCCCCCTCATAACCTCATCCCACTTATAACGGACACCAAGTCTGTCAGCAGTGGTTCTGAGCATTTTATGTAGTGTCTCCGCACGTCTGCCCGTTTCCTGAGCCAGTTCCCCTACTTGTTTTCCACCCAGTACTTCAAATAGATATTTCTCTTTGTCGTCGGCAGACATATATCCTGGTCGCAATCCAGTACTTAGGGCATGCTCTGAATTCTGAGTTGCTGTACACCATTCCAGATTATCCTTGTGAGGATTCTGTTTATTACCATCCAAGTGATTTACATACTTGTACCCGTAGGGGTTGGGAATAAAGTGTTTAGCTACCAGAATATGAACCAGTTCCTGTTGGTGTGACCCATCCCCATTTGCCAAGCCTACCTTAAGGTATCCATTAGGATTTACTGTAGGTTTGAGTGGAGAATTGCTAGCTAGGTTAGTGATGGAACCATCTTCTGAAATCAGGTAACGGTTCTCAAAGTAGGCTATTGGTGTAGGCATTATAAAATTCCTCTCCGGTAAATGTTTTACCATCATAGACAATGGTATCATCGTCTCGGATATGATGGTCAACCCCGTCGATGGTAACGCAATACACTATCAGTCCCATGTATACCTTAAGTTTCTGAGGGTCTTTGGTGGTTAGTGCAGATATTCTGTCTTCAAGTGATGCAAAATCAAGGCCACAGAATATCCATCCAGGGGGTGCTTGGAAGCATCGTTTAATCTTCTTAGCATACTTACTACCGGATGGAATGGTTTGCAGATTCATTGTGTTCAGCAGGGTTCGTTAATTCCTGCCCGGAATTAAATCCAGCTATACGTTACCGTATAGAGCAGACTATATCATTACGCCAAATACCAAGGCGTACCATGCGCTTCCACCCACTTGAGTGTACTCTCTTTCGAGATAGTCGTTGCACCTTTCAATGATGCATGTAACCGAACGTGGTCGGTTAAAGACATCAATACTAAGTTTCCAAAGTCATTGTTATATGGATTGAAATCACAGTGATGAACGCACCAGCCTTTAGGCACTTCTGTAATTTGTAGACCTTCACACACAACTACGTGATGAGAGAATACATGCTTACTCCGTTTACGCCCGGTATACCATTCTGGTTTTAGAACCATGAGGTAACCTTTACTGTCTGATACTTCCCCTACGTAACCGGGATGCTTATCTCCAAACTTACCGGTCATTGGGTTATTGCCACCCAATTTAGAACGTCTGTAAGATTTAGCATTACGGTTTGTACGATAATCTTTGCTGTAATTTTCCATAACGTATTTAGACACTTTCTTGTAGCTAATGCCCAAACGTTTAGCAATTTCTGCTTGGGAAAGGTCTGTATTGTCATACAGATTCTTAATATCCATCATGTGCCTCCTAAGGCAGATATGGTTGACTTGGCTCAGGATTGTCCTTATAGGAGTTCCCCTGAATTCACATGGTTTAATGAACCCAATCTAATTTAGGTTCTGAAGCAGATAGCCTACCGGACACCGTACCACCCAAGTTAAGGTTTCCGAATAGATAGTGCCATCCATCCGGCCCCGGTTGGGCATTACGAAAAGCTGGTATAAAACTAGTAATAATTTTATCTACTAGCTTAAAGTCGATAATGGCACCGAGTATTTCCTTCACTTCACAATTGTTAGTATGGTTGAGTAAAGCCTTTAGGGTATCCCCACCAGTTTCGGGTTGCTTACTTTTAGTAAGCCCTAATACTGGTAAACCTAAGTTCGAGAATAATAACTTTTGTATATGTTTATCAGAGTTAGGGTTAAAAACTACAGGACTCTCTTCAGCAGTTACACGTTTAACCTTAAGCTTACTGTTTCTTGTTACTGCCCAATCTTCGTGAAGTTCCAGTGTGAAGTTTTTAATCAACATGCTGTTACTAAGGGTTTTTAGGGCCTGATTTCTATCATTCTCCATTTCCTTAGCAACTTCATTTACCGTATCCATATTCATGGGCATACCGGTAAGCTGCATCTGAATAATATCTTCACATGCTGGTTTAAAGATATCGTTGTATACCCCAAGCTGGTCATCAGCGATAACGGTATTCCAGTGCTTCTCATAGGTGTACCAAGTACATAAACCATCAATTAGGTTATAGCGAAGCAACTGTTCGTTAGGTATACGGCAGATATCCTTAATATCATCCTGAGCATAGTTACCAGCATACTCTTGAGCTTGGTCTTTTAGACTTAGGTGATTACCTGCACAGCTATTAGTAGCTAGGTAGGTAATTAACTTAGTACAATCCCAATTACGCAGCATGACACTCATACCATTTAAAAGCCCTTCTGTATCCAAAAGGTTACTCATAAATAACTGGTAGATTAGTACATAAGCATCATAACTGATGTTGTGATACATCTGTTTCTGGGTGTACTTAATAAAGAAATCCCTGAGCAGATTACGAACAATGTCATTACGATTACGTCTACCAAATGGTGCTTGAGTAGCCCCCTCTATTGGTTCGTAATCTACATTGAATGCAATCCCCTGAGTCTTACTCCAACAGAAGGTAATGGTGCCTATGCCTGCGTTATAGTGCTTCAAATCGAAGGCTTCTATATCTATGGCTAAAGGTTTATCCATCTCTAATAACTGGTCTAGCCAGTTTTTAATCTCTTCAGTAGTTTTAGGGTAAGCCTCAAACTCAATTATTCCTTTACCTGGTTCAGCATACTGACCTTGTATGTGATTAAGTAAAGCATCCATTCCCTGTTTAATCTTAGCCTTCACTACAGCAGGGTCATAGAATACCTGTCTATAATTAGGTACATAGATTACCTTTTGGTCACCCCATACCGAATCACATATGTAACCTAGGTTAGCCTCTGCTTTAGGTAGTTTGGTTAGTACTTTAAAGTAATCGGAGTCAGTGCAGATTATGTACTGAGTTTGTGCATCATCCAGTACTTGCTGAAGTTCTGTTTCAATAAACTCCTTCATTTCCTTAGCAGGAGTTTTCTTTTTGCCAGGTGCAGAGTGCAACTGTATAAAGATAAAATCCTCCATACTGAGCTGGTCTGGAGTCAGGTAAGTTTTAATCATTTCATCTCTGCGAATTTGCTGAGATAGAATTGCGATTGGATATTTACCTGTTTCTTGGGAAGTTATGTAACGCATACATACTCCTAGAAGATTAGGTGAGCAGCAGCATAATACTCAATGGAAGGTAAAATCTTCTCATATTGTTTTATTGCCATAGCATCACCTTTCAGTGTCCAAGCTGCCTCACGAGTACGAGGTAAGCTTTTATAATTACCACTTTGGTCTTGCACTACCAGACATTCTGGAAGAGCATCACGAACGTCCTGATAGGTTAAACATCCACGAACCAGGCGATATACCGTCTGATTTATAACGTGTACTTCCATAATCAGTCGGCTGGCTGACTTAAGGTAACCATCCATCTTTCCCCATAAATCTGGGTTAAGCGTAATGCGTTCCCCCCAAGTTGGGGTTTGAGATGCATTAGACCGTTGGTAAAATTCACCTTGATATAAGAACCCTGCTGATATAGCAATACCGTTTATTTTATCGTTAAGGTCAATGATACCGTTTAGTACATTATCAAGACGAGCCAGTTCAGCAATAAACAAGTGCTTAACAATATTGCTACTGTTAGCAATCTGATTAATTGTTGTGGTACCTATTTGTTCCATAAATCCTCCTAGAAGGTAAGTCCACCATATTTCTGAGCGAGTTCACCGTAGAACACTACTCTTTTACGAGCACGGGATACTGCGACGTAAAGCAAACGGGCAACCATATCAGGTTGGCGACAGCTTGAGAGGTCGGTAGCATCAATAAATATGGTGTCGTAAGTAGAGCCTTGTGACTTGTGAACGGTACATGCATGTAATGCACGTAAATCTGGAATAGACTCTTTTAGTCTGAAGTATGGTTCCCAGTTCTTATCTTTACCTAACCATTTAACCAGTTGGTTAAAGTAATCTGGGTCAGTAGGTACTGGTACATCACTGATGATGCCACTATAACCAGTATTGATGGAGGAATCTCTTACTTCTAACTCAATGTTACCAACTACTTTAATCATTCGTGTAGCACTGTCTTGGTCAATAATTTCCAACTCCTGTTCAATAGAAAGTCGGTCTTCTACACCAAGCTTTACTGCTGAGTTGGATACTAATTTTTCTCCAACCTTGTACTCGCCAACATGTCCATTAGCTTCACGAATATAGTTATTGTAACGAATAACTTGGTCATTTGTATAAGCCACAATGCGACTGTCTGTTACCTGAGTGAAATGGTCTAATACAAGCTGCTCCATTTCACTATCACTTACCCAGTCAATTACTCCAGGTACACATTTGATTGGTAAGAATCCTGTTTTACCTTCAACAGTATCACGTAATTGTTGGTGCAGTGCTTTTAGCTCAGGATTATCAGTACGCATTTGCTGGGTTAGGTAATGGGTTGGAATGTTTCCTGAATACACAGGAGACTTACTTTCCTTTACTGGTAGTAACTGGTCAGCATCGCCTACGAATACCAGTTTACTGTTATGAGTACCTTCACGAGCATACTTCAGTAACTGACGGTCAATCATGGATGCTTCATCAATGAAGATAATCTTGTTACGTTTGATTGTGAAAGACTTAGACGGAATCACGTTGGATTCCCCAGTCTTAAAATCATTCTTAACAGTAAGACCTTGGAAGGAGTGATAGGTTGAGGTTGGTCTTCCTGTAGCACGAGCCAGTACCTCTGCTGCCTTATTGGTGGTAGCAGTCATCACTACTTCTTCATACATCGGTTTGACTCCCATGATGTAGCAAGTCTCTGTATAAGCAGGCAATGTATCATCAATTAAATGAGACATAAGAAATGTTTTACCTACACCACCAGGCCCACTTATTCCAAATTCTGTAGAATTGGGGTCTAGAAGGAAGTCAAAAAACTCTTTAGCTACTGCTTCTTGCCCCTGGTTCAGGGGTAATTTGGTGGGTTTAGTAAACATCCACTTCTCCAGTAAAAAACCCTCCGAAGAGGGTTAGACGTAAGGGGTCAAATCGGGTGGAGTATAGTCCTTACCCTTCATGACTTTTTTGTTTTCGTTGAAGACTGGTTCCCCATCTTCGAACTTAGAATAGTTTGAGCGATTGACCTCTGCCAAAGCTCCAGGGACATTCATCCCCAAGAAAGTACCGACGCCGGTTGCTGTAACAATCTGGTCAGCCAGTGCATCGAGTAAATCTATTGAATCAACTACTACGATACCACCTTCGTCTTTTATAAGATTAGCCACTAAATCAATAGATAGAGTCAGTGCTGCAATCTGTTTAGCGTGTACTGCGTTATCACTTGTTACAGCAGACAGCATCTCTGCTACTTCTTCTAGATGGCAACCAATCTGGGTACTAATATTCTTCTGGGTCGGGTTTGGTACCGCCTTGTTGAACCATTGTTTGGTCTGTACCAGCGTATCGTTTAAGGAATCGCTCATGAGCACTCTCTTTATGTTGATGACGTTTATTATAAGCCTCCATGAGCAGGTCACGAACGTAAGAGCGAATCTCATACTGTGGCCCAACTTGCTCTGCAAGCCAATCAGCTACATGGGTAGGCATGGGACGTAAAACGTTCTCCATGAAGGTGCGACGAGTGTCAGCAGGTTCAATATTAAGAGAACGTAACCGTAAGGTCACTGTGGTGGGGTGTACCCCCAATGTTTTAGCAATAGTTGCTAAAGATAATCCGACAGCATTCATACGAATAATGTCATCATCAGTGGCCTTGCGGTTAGAACGGTAAACGTTAGACATAGTATATTTCCTCTTCAAAGATATAATCAGTATTACATACCGATGGTGTCTAATCTACAGTCCATGCCTTGAGCTAAAGCCGTATTCTTTTTCAGCAACTTTACGTTTACTAATTGCTTCGTTAATATCAGCAAAATAACCCAAATGGGTTAACTTACCGTACTGCTTTATGTAGGCTTTCCACATTTGTCTTTTCTTACAGAAAGTAACTCCAGTGACGCCACTAGTATTGTCGGAACGTTTTGCCATATTTCTATGGTTCCCAGTTGAAGTAACTAAGCGTAATTCACTTATCCGGTTGTCACAACGAATTCCCCATTTGTGGTCAATTTCCATTTCTTCAGGAATTGGGCCGTTGTGCATTTCCCACACAATCCTGTGTACTGCATACTTACCACCATTGATGGTAGCGTAGATATAACCATTCGGCTTTTTACAACCAGCAACCTTGCCAACCTGTATCTTTCGGTTAAGTGCAACCTTCCAGATAAGGTTTCCATTATCATAAGTGAAGTAATCGTGCCAGTTCATAGTGTTCTCCTTAGAAAGTACCCTCAGTATATTTCAACTGAGGGTTCTTGAACAGTTACTTCAAATGATGCTTAAGCTTGTCAATAGCTTTGCATTCCTCTTCTGTTAACCCAAGTGCTACATAGGACTTCTTAGCAGAACGTTTAAGGTCATGGATAGAGTGAGCTTTACTATAGTCAGACATACCAGAATCATTGAGCCAACCACGAATGGTATTGGCATGTTTACTAGAACCAGCAGGCTTAGACTTCACAGTCTTAGCTTTAACTTCTTTTTTAACTAGGTCGGGTTTAGTTTTTAAGCTACGAATATTAGCAATAGCATGTACAATCTCGCTACTAACACCAAGTGCAGCCCAGGGTTTACGTTCTCTACCACGTAATTCTACCAATAAGTCAGCAGCAGCTAACTTGTCTCGGTCATTTGAGGCGGAGCTAAACTCTTTCACCAATTCAATAATTTGTTCTTTCACGGTAGGGGCCTTAGAAGTAACTACTTCTTTGGTAGGTTTTACATCGGTAGCTTTAACGACAGGGGCTTGAGCTTGTGGGTTATCCAAGTTCTCTTCCATGTTAAGAGCAGTCTTGTTTGCTGATGTACGTACTTGCTCAACTGGTTCATTACCACCTAAGCGAGTGTAAGTTAACTTAGTACCTTTATGACCACCTACTGACACAAGGTCAGTTGGGGCATTGTGGTTACCCACCAATACATCATTAAGTAATGCCTTACCTTTCTCTGTATTTGATAAGTAATTACCTGAGTTAACATTGTTACGCTCTACATTATCCAATTCAGCAATAATGTGATAAGCACACACACGCATCTTATTGGCATTGTACTGAGGTACGGCAAACACATCCTCTGGTGCTACCTTACCAATGATAGTTACGTCACCATGAAATGTTCCTAGATAACTCATAGAGGCAATGTGTAAACCATTTGAGCAGTCTTGGGTACGACTAGGGTCAACTAAGTCTTCCCTAACTTGTACTTTACAACCTACCCATTGTTTGATATTGCCTGAATGACAATCTACAAACACACGACGCTCCCCTTTTTTCTCGCTAAAGTTAAGCCGTTTAAAGAACAGAATTGAACCATCATCAGCAATAGGAAGTTCTGCACATTCCATAAATTTCATTAAGTCTTCTACAGAGTGACGACGAGAATCTACTACTGAAGCTACCCGTTCCAAGAACCTAGTGAAACCTTTGTAATCTTTTAAAGATGATGCCTGACGCATGTGTCTTTGAAGACTTTCTACACCGGGGATAACCTTATCCCCTACAATAGCAACTACTGTTTCTGCCTTTTTCACACCTACATGGAATTCAGCATTATCAGTATCTATTGCACCAAGAGACTTTAGTTTTTCAGAAGCAGCAGCAAGCTTATCTTGGTTGCTTGGTTCTTTTATCTTAGACTCTTGGTATACATCAGGTGCTGATTCATACCCTTCAGTTATTGCATAGTGAACGCCTTTGATTTGCTTTAATCGAGATACGTATTCTATTGCCATATCTTCAGTAACGCCTTTTAATGCAATAGGCAATTCACCCTGAAGGTATTGAATTGAATAATAACTATTGGTGTGTAGCAAATCATTAATGAACTTAATCAAAGAAATTCGGTCATGCTTTAAATCAAAACCTGTAATCCACAAGATTCGATTGCGTTTGGCATTATTACCATCTATCTCTTCCATTTCTGGTTCTACAGGGGTAGTACCTACAGAATTGAAAGTATTCATGGCTTTTTCTACCAAAGACTCTACTGGTGACTTGTTACCCAATTCAATATGGGGAACCAATGTAACTGGTTGATCTTTGGTACCGTCTGCAAAGAACTCCTTTAGTTTGCTTTTAGCAATCTTAAAGAATTTAACTAGACCCCCTGTACCTTTTTCAGCGTCAGTGTATTCAGTCTTTTTAGGGAGTTCTGTTGTGATGTCTACTTGGACTGGTTTACCTGAGCTAAGCCCCTTGGACTTAGCCTCATTAACAATACGGGCAACACGAATGTCGCCCTGTGGTATAACTACTGTAGAACCATCTTGCTTCCACAGCGTTAAATTACGGCTATCAACCGCTAAAGCAATGATAGTAATAACATTAGGATTCATAAGTAGCCTTTCTGTTTATGATGTTACGAATGATGGATTTGTACCCAGGGATATCTTCTGGGTGACCTTTCAACCAGGAAATAATCTGAGAGAAGTCTGTATAAGCCAATAGCCCAGCCATACTTTTATAACAGAATTTATTCTGCAACTGATTTAATGGGTCATAGCTTTTATGATTTCTGAAATCAATCAATGGTATGTATTGGTCTAAGTCACATACTGAACTGATTACCCCTAACTCAATCATATTCTTAATATCTTGATTACGTTTTTTGTATATAAAGTCAACCACCCATTGATACGCTGGGTTGTATACCAGATTATCTAGTGCTTTAAACTTTATACCCAATAACCCAAATAAGGCTAGGGTATCCTTCCTTCCTATTTGCAAATATTCAAAGATATCAGGTCGCTGCTCCGTAGCATATTTCTTAAAACCTTTGGACTTAAGGATATCCATTAGTTCTAAGTAACGCTTAGTATTTAGATGTACTGCTCCTCGTTTGATGGCTTTATTTACTTCAATACCATTACGACAAACAATAGTACAATCCAATATATCCTCCGAAATATCAGACCATTTATACATTGCTGTAATATACGGATTATCTTTTACACTACCGTTTCTGATTTCAGATTGAAGTACGTAATACTTAGGTTCTTCCACATCAATATGATTGTACTGTTTCCAGCACTCTGGATTAGCACATTCTTTTCTGATTAGTACTCCATTATCACCTAAATCTAGCTTAATACTCTTGATAGAGATTAAACGGTTAGGGGTAGAACCTTCCATGCCTTTAGCCAATAAGTCAGCTTTCTTCTTGGCTCTTTTTTTAGCAGCAGCTTCACGCTCATTCTTGCGATATTTAGCAATCTCATCCCAATCATGGTCTTGAGTAAGGTCTACTACTGTATAACCAAGTGCTTGGTACTTTTTAGTAGCAATCTCGGCTTCACCTTTCTTACTACCGATACGAACTACAAAAGCAGACTTTTGATAATCAGCTTCGTTTGTAAAACCAGGGTATCCTTTAAAGGACTCTCCTAAGTCTTGCATACGTTTAGTAACTACAACAGTTTTGCTTTTTACAATATGCAGCAAGCTTGGTTGCCCACATTCACTAAGAAAGTTATTTAGTTTATTTTTATAAACAAAACAGTTATCCGGTGAACTACCCAAACTGAATATATAAGCATCCCAGCTTAGTTTACTTTTATGTAAATCAGCTAAGTAAGGTAAGATGATTTTTCTATTAAGCCACTCATTAAATATATGATAATTGTTATCTCTTTTGGCTTTTTTAACAACACCCCTGGCCTTGTTAAAATTTATACCTAAGCCCTTAAAGTAGTCCTGCCCTAAATAAGCATCAATGGCCATATTCCCCCACTTAGCCATATAGTGCAGTTTAGCTTTATACCAGAGACTTGATTTCATATATTTTATTATTTTACGGTCTTTTACTAAGTCCATGTAATAAGTGCTACTTCTAAAAAATGTAATAGGATTAGACTTAATATTATACTCTATTTCCTTAATAGCATTAGGGATTCCTTCTTTAATATCCTTTTCAAGTTTATATGCTATATCAATACATAAATTAGTAATACCATCATCTGTCATTTTCTGATTCGATAAAGTCTCACGACTAGGGGCAACAGCCAGTGTAGATGGGGCAGCCTGAATTAAGATACGTCGAGAACCAATGATATTCATGAAATTCTCAATAAGATTGATAGCTTCTTTAGTTTGAGTACTTTCAATCGCAGGATAGATAACATTACCATAGCGAATGAATACACTACCTCGCCCCATATAATCTAAGTACCAATCGTTCTCGATATTATAAGAACCTGGTTCAAAAGACATACCTAGTGTAGGTAATTCTTTTGTAACCCAATCATATCCCTCTTCATTTTTATTACACATCTCTAGTTCAAGTAATGCTTTAATTTCCCCATTGAAAACAATGGATTTAATATATTCAATAAAGGTTCCAACCTCTCCCTTGTTTAACTGAAACTTAACTTCAAGACCCGAATCCAGAGTATTAGCATTAGTAACAATAGGAATTATACCAGGCTTACCATCAGTCTCTACAGAGGACTTGGTGACATTATAAATAGACATCTTACCTTGGTTCCATGAAGTAACCTGGAAGCTATCTACATAGGCAAATGGTGACTTACACCCTAATCCAAAACCACCCGTGGTTTCATTATTAGATTTTTTGGTAGATGCACCATAGGTACCATATACAGCTTGGATATTGCTATTTGGAATACCATTACCGTAATCACGAAAGATAATGAAATTATCTCGGTCGACGCTAATCTTAATAGGAAGGTCAGTTTTACCGGCTTCTATATGAGCATCCCAGCTATTACAGATAGTTTCGCGAACTACTGCTAAAGTGGGATTGTTATACAAAGATGAACTAAGTACGTGGAAGAAAGCAGGGTCATCTGAAATACCAAATGACATTGCTTTAGCACCACCTATCGTTGCTGATGTTGTTAATTCGTGATTGTCTGCGACCTGCATTCTTTACTCTCCAGATTAAATGCTGCTTTAACTTTTGTTATTAAATAAACGATTACGAAAATTGGTAATTTCGTCTGTCTCATCTTCAATAGAATTATATGTGGTATTCTGTATTGCCAATCAGCTCCTTCAATCGCTCAACACTAAACTGCTCTAAATCGTTTGACATAATTCAACCTTAACTAAAGTAATTGATAAAATTATTTAATATTAAGAAATTTAACCATATAGAACGAAAAAATTGCAGAAATAACTAAAGAGGAGATGCAACTAAAAAAAAAGTTGAAATGGCTTTGAAAATACAAGGGATACAATAATAAATCCAAATAACGCAGATAAAACAGCACCAAATATAATTTTAATGATTAAAATCATCATCACCATCCTTAATAATATCTGGCTTGTATCGCTCACGACCTGATCCATCACAAGCGCCGCATTTTGGTGATCCGTCATTATCATAGTATCCACTGCCGGAACACGCGGAGCATTTTCTTAACTTCCAGTCTTTAATAAACCGCATGTAATAATCGGTACGCCAAGCCTTACGCTCGCGGAACTTCATCACTCACTGTCCTTAACGACGATGCCTGCGTCACGTAACACAGATAAAATATCTTCCGGGCGGTAAGCATTCATGTAACTAACTTTCGTTGAATGCCCTCGCATATAAGGTATTCTCGCCGGTTCTGGCAGCTTAATAACCTTCGATGGTGGAGCGGGGTAGAGCTTTGATAGACTCCACGTACCTAAAGTGCCAGAGCAATGGCATTTTGACTCATGTTCATCAAGCCACTCAACGCCACAGTCGTCACAAGTCCATAACTCCCTTGGAGGCTCTTGATTACCCTCAAGCTCAGCAATCCTCGCTTGTGCTGCTTTGAGTTGCTCAGCGACATCATCGTAGAGCACAAAACGACCTTCCATGGAATCTGGAACAGGGGTTACATCAATCATACCTGTGGTGCAATCTTCTGTTAGTTCGTAGCGAGTTAATTCTGCTATATCAACTGTCATGAGGTTGTTCCTTGCAAAGAGGTTTAGTCAGGTAATTCTTCTAGATTATGGATTGGGATAGTGAAGAAAGGATAGCCACCATCTTCTTCCAGTGTTACTGACATGTGCTTTTGCCCAGTGTAATAAGAGTCGGATTCTGCTGCACCGTAATCTACTTTAGTACATTCATATACCAAGTCACCCTTTTCACTGTTATTAGCAATACTGTTAAGTAATGGTGTATCTTTAATACGAAATTTACGTGGTTTCATAAGTCCCCCTAGGACTTTAATATAATCAAAAAAAGACCTCCTGTAGGAGGTCTTAGCTTTATTGATAATTAATCTAGGATTGTTTCACCAGGGATTAATTTACGAAATTGAATAAAATGTTTCAGGTTACCTGAGTAGAGATTTCCAGCCCTGTCCATAGAAGTAATACCATTTTCCCATTGTGACGGCTTAAGATGTTCCCCCATGCTATCCATTGGAGTAGCTTGGTGCTCAGTAGGGCTTGCATGTACAGGTTGGTCATGCACTAATTGAGAAAATAACTTAAGGTCTTCTTCTAGAGTAGAAGGCTTACCTTCAAAGTTATTGTAAGAAGCTCTTGCACAACGGGAAGCAGATACTTTTAAAAGTAACCCATTAATTTCTTCATCACTTGGTTCATCCCTAGTAATTCTTAGCTGTTTGCAAAAATTATAGGCAGCAATGTGGTCAATATGATGGATATAGGGTAAATGCCATTCCCCCGTTAAAAGAACTCTAGGTATAGATTTAGTATGGGCAATTTTCATCTCCTGAGCCAGAATACGAATCTCCGGTTGTGCATCGTCATGGTCACGCAGACCATAGAAGTTAGCCCAACTAGTAGAGGTAACCACTACACGGATATGAGTGAATGGTTCAAGAATGCGATTAACAATCTGTTTATGAACCTGACCTCGACGTAATTGCTCTGCAAATACAGAGGCAGCTTGTGCAGCACTATTCCATATTAACTCAGCATCTTTAATTTCGGCTTCTGATAATTCTTCCTTAGCTTGCATCCCTTTCTGATTCTTACCCCAATGGCTTGGTACCACTGGTTCATTACGAACCTGTTCAATGAATTTAGATGTAGGAATTGCACGACTACTTGACGCATTACGGTTAAATATACGATGAGTCATAAACTCACTATGAATGAACCGTGGGTATACCAGCTCAAAGGTGGTAATTCTTGTGCCAGTATATGGATGCATACTGTCAGCAATGATTTCAGCCTTTATCATTAAATGTCCTTAAATAGTTTATTGTATTATTCTTACTGGCTAACAGCTTTTTAGTCTCTACGTATGCCAACACGTATTCACTTCTCGGTAGTTCACTAATTACATGAATTCCACTTGATAATGCTATAGCACACGTATCAGCACTACTCATGTTCATAGAGTGCTCTTTGCTATCGTAGGTATATAAATATTCTTTATAGATTTCCTTAAGAGCTTTCCTAGATATTTCTGATATATCATGAGAGCCAGAAAAACAACTTAGACGGTAAATGATATTCACTTGTTCAAATACTAAATCTAAGTTCATTATAGGTTTAACCAATTCTTTTTGAGCAAGTTTGTTTAGTTCATAACCGCTTTTTATTTTACTCATATACATGGTTGGTTTTTTATGTCTTCTACGTATAAATGGTATTCTCATTAGTATTTATTACCCCGTTTATACCAGGGGTAATGATTAGTGGTACTTTTACCTTTGAGTATATCCCTGGTCTTGGGTTTTCTATCTAGTTGATTAAGCAACTGTCCATACAACCCCAAGTATGGATTAGACCAAAATCTATCAATTATATTGAAAGCTTTTGTCTTAAAATGTGGCTCTATTTTAATAAGATAAGGGTTATCTGCCCACATCGAATAACCTGAATTACCAAAATACATGTCTTGTATGATTGATTTTCCATACTGACGGGAATGCATAACAGTTGCTCCAATTAAAAAAGCCCACAGTTAAGTGGGCTTGGGTTACTAATGGATAAGCAATGGGCTGGAAGGAACTTCCCCAAATACCCCTGCATAGTAGGGGTATTCAGGTAAACGCCTAGCATATAGCTCGGGGGTGTCTACTTAATCACGCATTGGTTATCTTATTCTGCGTCTGCTTCAGCAGTATTTGCCAAGGCTTTAGCTACATTGCGGCGAACAGAATCATAACCGACTTCGGTCAGCAGTGATGTACCAGACACAAAGTTGATTTCTCCTTTACCTTCTACGTCTACTACGAATTCAACGTTTTCAGCAACAACAGAGATTTTACGGCCATTAACTTTAGTAGAGAATACTGACATGATATTTCCTTTAGGCACTTCTGCCATGATTTGGGTTATAGCCGAATCGTTTTTCGGCATCTTTTCTGGTTGATACTGCGTCCTCAAAGTCTGCAAACCAACCTAAGTGAACTTTCTGATTGTTATCATAGATGGAGGCGGTCATGTAAAGGCTTAGCTTTCATAACACCTACTTACTTTCCCGTGCTTCCACGGGTCTATCTGGTTGATTGTTGTACTTGCCCTTATAGTGGGCAGGTTCTTGAACCAAATGGAACAACACTTGTGCAATCCCGGAACCAGCCGGGATATGTAACTTTTTACGCCCATGATAAACCAGTTCTAGAGTAAGGTACCCTTTCCATCCTGGTTCAATCACAGTATTGAATACTGATAGAGCACGTCTTGCCCAGGTAGACTTATCGTGAACGATAGCTACACAGGATGATGACATGTTGAATTTCTCTACAGCAGAGGCCAAGGTAAATTTTCCCAAATGACGGCTAACACGGCCCCCATCAACGACTTTCACCATTGGAATCACCCCAAATAAGTGATAGAAGGTGATGCCTTGTTTGATACGAATATCATAACCAGCTTCACCTAATCCATAACTTACGCCACCAAAGGAAACCTTGCTGTTTGGTATATCCAACAACTGGGCTGATTGGTGTAGAGCCTTTCCATTAATTACCATTATTTCATTCCTGGTTCGATGTGGAGTAGTTCCCCAAAAGGAACCGTAGCATGAGGATTACCTAACGAAACCCATATGATTGGGATATCAAAAGGTAATTCTTCCATTGGAGCTACATGCATATCAGAGAATATTATCGCAGCAGTAGGTTTATTTTTAATAATCCACTCCCGTACTTCTACTAATGATGTACCACCTCTACCTGTAATCTTAATTTCCTCAAAGGAATCCTCTTCGGTTATGTCCATTACATCCTGAATAACATCATCAAAGGTGATGAGTGTCATACGTTTAGGGTTGAACTCAGATTTAACGTAAGCCACCTCTGAGTTAAAACGTAAAGAGTCGGCTTTACTAATGGAACCAGATACATCCTCAAAGTATGCGAGATGCCTTAGACGACCTTCATCATCTACCAAAGAAGGTAAGTACATATCTGGGTATCTACGGTTAGGTCTTGCCCATGTGTACTTTGTATCTTCCAAGTCTGTGAAAAATTCTATTAGTACTTGCTGCCATGGAACAACTGGCTTTAGGAATTGGGTAATAATCTCCTGAATGCGACCTGCACCTTTACCAGCCATTTGTTCACCAGACAATTTCTGTTGCTGCATAGCACGTACAACGATATTCACAATAGTAGCTGGTGTTTGTCCTATCGGAAGTTTGAGCATATCCCCATCAGAACCTATACCAAAAGCCCCTGAAGTTTTTGGCTTCTTATGGGGGTTTCTCATAAGGTCATCGTAGATATCCTCTTCTGTCCAACCTACATAACGTGGGTCTTTCCAGCAATTCTCTATACCCTCGAATGAGTAACCATCTTCTTCAAGTTGGTTATTGATATAAATATCACATGCTTGGTTCCACGTTTCATTATCACGACTTCCTTGTCTTATAATGTGTAATAACCCTACATGCCACAACTCGTGCATAAGCACGGTTTCCCTGGCTGCTGGTGTCATCCAAATAAAGAAATCTGGATTAAACTGAAGTTCCACACCATTAGTCTGGGCAGTAGGACATCCTTCTCGATTCCATGAGAATTTTAAACTACATAACAATGAACCAAAGAAAGCAGCACTCTTGCCCAAGAAAGCCTGAGCTTGAATACGGTCGTACTCTCGCATGAGTTGTTCATCGTTCAGTGTGTGCTGAGGAATCTGGTTCATAGGTTATCCATGTAGGTATCTGGATATAGCACTAGTTGCTATACGCCATTCTTTCGTTTCTGTAATTTCTGGTGCAGCTTTAGCTGCTGCTCGGAAGAACAGAATACGGTGAGTTAACTGAGGCATACGGTGGATATAATCCAACACATCTGCGAAGTTATCCGTAGTAACTTTGTTAGCCAAGTGAATGACAGTAGCCCAGCTTAGGTTATTGCTATTAGGCAATGGACAGTTTTGCGGGTCTTTGAGTACTCGTTCAATAGTGACTAGTTGGTCATAAACCTGTGTAAACTGAACAAACTCAGTAGCTTTACCTGGGGTAATGTGACCGGAATAGAATAGTGAATCCTCATCCGGTAACGGCCCTGGAGCCTGGTTCTTAAGGTCTTTGTTAACAAAGTCCCAAGTACGCTCGCAACAGAACGTTTTGTTCTTATGTGCTGGGTCAAAGTCGTTCAGATAGTTATTGTTTGCATGTAAGAATGCAACCAAACGTTCGTCCCACTCGTATGGAATCATTACATCTTCAGCAAAGATGTCGAAGTTAGTTTCCATCTCCAAGTGAACTACACGGGACTGCATTGCAGTACCCATAGGGTTAACGATAGCTCGGTCACTGACTTTGTTACCGGCACAGGCAATCATTACCTGTGGGTGTAACTTATGCTGTCCAACCATGCGGTCTAGAATCAGTTTATAAGCAGCAGCTACTACTTCTTTCTTGGCAGAGTTGAACTCATCTAAGAAGATTAGCCAGCCGTTATAACCATCTGGAACTTTGTCTCCCTCTAATGGGAACAGGTCTGCAAATGGTGCAAACTCTGCTTTACCATCACTACGGAAACGAGGAAGACCTGACAGGTCTTCTGGTGCAGAAGTAGATAGACGATGGTCAATCAACTTCATACCAAAATCATCAGCAATAGAGCTAATTATTGAAGATTTGCCCATTCCTGGCGAAGAAGTCAGGAATGGTACGTTACCGGCTAATAAAGCACGGATAATAAACTTACGAGCTTGACGGCTATTACATACCGTAAGCGAGTCAATTGCAGGCATTTTACTCTCCAGTTAACCTATTAAGATTCTTTTTCTGCTTTATTAGCTTCAATCTCAGTTAGTGTTCTAACGCCCTCAGTAGTTAAGTACCAACCAAACGTTGAGGAACATTTAACAAGGCCTAGTTTATATAAAGAACGGCCGGTCTTATTGGATATAGCACGAGGTGCAGTATTAGATTTAGCCATCTTTAAAAAGATAACTTGGTTTGTAGAAAGCTTCATTTACTCTCCGGTACAAATTGCATAATACAATGTTGGTTACGTGGAATATTTAGTTCACAGGCATCCCTTAGCTTTTCGGCTTTGAAGATAGCGAAAACACCTACATTGCCCAGAAATAATCCCATTAATACAGCACCAATAATAAAGCTAATTAACATTGCAAAAAGTGTATTTTCTGAGTCCATTAACTATTCCTTTTAGTTCTTTTTTCTTGGGTCATTTCAATCGTCCTTAAGCACAACCATTAACTTAATAGGAACTACACGTGCAGATTCATTAAAATCTTTAAGTTCCCCTGTTTCTAAGTCAACGGCAATAGGCCCACTAAAACTAGTAATTCGCATATAGTATCTATCCTCACGTTGAAAGGTTTCCCCAACCTTAATCGATATTAATGGTACTTCAACAGGTACTTTTACTACGGATACATCCATGGTATTTCTCCGATTTATAATAAACCAAGCTACAAAAAAGCCCTCACAAGGAGGGCTATAACCAAACAAAGGAATACTATTAAGCTGCAACAGTGATAGCGATAGTTACATCAATAGTACCGTTGGTAACTACAACAGAAGTGGCAGCACCAGCAGCTACAGGTTTAACTGTCAGTACATTACCAGTAATGGTAGCAGTAGCACGAGCAGCAGCCGGAGCAGTCTTAATGCTTAAAGTACCAATAGATGCATCAGCAGGTACTGGAGCAAACGCTACAGTCTTACCGTTTGCTAAATCGTCTGCTACTGAAAGAGACAGAGAAGTAGGAGTTGGGGTAATACCAGTTAATGCAGGAGGTGGGTAAGCTCCCACTGCTAGTAAGGATTCAGAAGTAACCTTAGTTCCATTTGCATCACTTACTTCAACTTTGTATAAACCAGCAGATTCGGCTGTAACCTTGTGATTAACTAAAGTAGCTGTCTTAGCTGTAGGGTTAACCTTATCGTCAATTAAGGTAGTACCCCAGTACCATTTATATGTATATGGTGCTTTACCCCCTAATACAACTACTGACCAAGAAACATCTTTACCTTCAATGGTAGAGATGACACGAGGTAGTGCAGTACCAATAACCAGACGAGGTGTAGCAGAGTTAGTGATACTAACTGCTTGCATATCCGTATAGTTATCAGGCCAGAACCCTTCTTTACTTGGGTCTGCTTTATCACGTTTGTATAGCAAGTCACGTACACCGTGATAAATAACAAGACTATCTGGGTAAGTTAAGTCAGGGTGATTGAATGTACCAATATTCACAGAACCAGATGGAATACTACCGCTGGCATCCAATACGGTAGCTAAGTGAGTAGTTTTGTTGAAAGCAATTTTCAAGATTGGCATGTCTATATCCTCATAATAAAAAATAAACCCCATACCCGAAGGTATGGGGCATATACTAGCAGACTAGGGCCTGAGTATGATAGCTAACAGGATTAGCATTAACAAAGACACCCAATCAAGAAAGTGCATAATCTGTATCTAAAACATCTTTCCACATATCTGGGTCAAGTTTACCAATAGTAAGTTCTTGATTCAGAATCTGGCTCATAATGAATTGCAATAGGTTAGATTTAGCAATGTCAGACAATACCTGATTATATTGGCGGCGTAAGTCATTGCCATAGTTAGGATGGCAACGGAAGCAGTCATGCACAGTGAGTACTTTGAATGGACGTTTAGGCAGAGTATCAACTAGTGCCATAATTACTTTACGGTCAACCAGTTGAATACTACCTGCATCCAGATAATCAAAGATACGCATAGACAGGAACCCAGATTTCTCATAGTGTTCCCATAGAGTTGCTACCATTTCTTGGTTCTCTTCTAATGCTACATTACTCTCCTGAACCCCAAAGCATAGCTGTTTAATATAAGCTACTAACTCTGGGTCATAGGAGCAACGTCTAACCATTTCACGTACAACCATACCGTCGATAGAGTGAGTGGTATTGGCTGATAACATACGTGTATTTTGTTCAGTACCTTGAACCATACGAGCAATGTCATACGGTTTGTTCAGGAACATTACAGTCTGTACTTCTGAAATCATTACCTTAATCTTCACATGGAAGTTATCAGGTAATACCCATACGTAGCTGGTGGCATCAGGATTACCACATTGCAACCAGAACTTGTTAAGTTCCCATACTGCCGGTGCATTATTCGCCATAGTATTTTCAAATACCTTGAGCATGATACCTTCACCGAAGACCTCCTTGGGCAATGCTTCTGAACCATACAGTGCAGTCATGATTGCTTGCTTAGTGTCACTACGTTTAATACGAGAATTCTCCCCTAACACCTTTAGCATCATTTTATAGATGACTGTATAAGCATCACGACGCTTAGGTTTAGTAGAATCTTTCTCATAGAAGCTAACTACGTTACACAGTTCAGCAGCTTTACGGTCACCAGTTAGACAAGCCAATAGTTGCATACCTGATGATGTTGCATCTAATGCTACGGTATAGCCAATAGGCTTCCCTTCTTGCATATCTTTATATGCATTAATACCTGCAAAGAATAATGATGGCTCCTCAGCTTCTTTTACTAGGTTGTCTAAGTTATTCTTGTTGTCTTCAAACCACTTAAGACGGTCATCCCAATCTTCTTTATCTAAACCATAGTTATTAGCTATATCGATAGCGAGGTACTCACGGGCAGTGAAAGTTTGCATTGTATTACTCCTGCATCTGGTTCATATAAACCGCATTGGATTGATTAGTTTGATTTGCCTGATTTCTTTAATTCAGACATCATGGTTGAGAAGTCAATATTAGCTGGGGTTAAATCAATTATTGGGTGGCCTAACTGGTGTAGTTCACTGTAGGCTGCGTGTTGCTCAGTCAACCCATTTATAGCATTAACAAATGATTCTAATGTATCCATACTAGTAAATAGGACTACAGTAACTTCTTCACCTGTAATAGCATTGTAAGCTTTATATAACACCTCTCCATCTATCCCCATAATTAGGGAGCCGTAGCCCCCCATTGTGTAGGATATAGGTATGAAATCTTTACGCTTAGCCATCTACCAGTTCCTTATCTGTAAACTCAATAACTGCTTTATTCCAACTAGTGCCCTGATAGTTAATATGATACCCCTGAGAATATGTTCTCCCACGTTTATCATATTTATGACCAAGACTAAATTCGTTACCTTCTTTGGTAACTAATTCCATTACATCCTTAGCTGTACGGTCATACTTCTCGAATGCACGTACACGTTTTTCAAACTCTTGTCGAGTCTCACCTTCTTTAGGTTTATCTAGACTGCTCCACTTATTCTTAACGAACTTAGCTACATCCCAGTTAATAGATAGTCGAATATTATTCATTCTATTGATGTGGTCTAGACACACATCCATATCATGATGATTCTTCTTAAGGATAATACTACCCTTGCCTACGTAGTAACCGGTGTCTGTATTGCATTTTACCAGTTTAGGTTCACTAACTATTGGTAATGGGTATTGGAATGACTCCAACTCCAATGCCACATCATCACTGATACCGTAAATGACAATAAACTTGTCAATGGTAGGGTCATAATCGAAGCAGTCATTCTCTGCCATAGTCAGCAGAGCATCTGTAATTACTTGTGCATTATCTGAGTGATGATGCAGGGAGCCTACTAATGTAGGCAGGTCGGCACGTTTATGTAGTGCCATTTGAACCATGGCATCTATGCCCAACTTAGGGTCAATACCAATATGTTCAAAGAATCCGATGAAGTTAATATCTTCATAGTCTTTAAATTCTTTACTCATACGAGGAATCAACTGGTTCTTGCTGAACAGTTGTTCTAATTGCATCTGATGTTCAATAGATGAGTACATCGCATATCCTCCAATTAGTTAAATACCGAAAGGTGCGGAGCACCTATTTACTTAGTTATAGTAATACGTGAATCACTGATCCTGCTACTAGCCACAGGACTACGTAGAATGCTATGCCATGTAGCTTTATCAGAATGTTCCCCAGTAGGTGAAGCATTCACTGTGTGGCAGGTGTTCCTTCCATACTTCGTCGAACAGGCAATTGCCTGTTGCGTAATAGAACATGGGAGCAATCTCTGCATCACTGAAGCCAGCTAGCCCACAGCCAATACGTGTTACTTTGAATATCCACTCCGGGTGAGAATCAGCATACAGAATGAAGGCAGCAACGAACGTTTCAATATCCTCAAGTGACAAAGGCTTGATGTGCTGGTCTTTAGTAGGAATTGCATAGCTGCAACCATAATGACCTGCACCCATTCCCCAACGAGCACCATGTTTCTTATAAGCAGTTAATGCTGCACCAGCACCATGAATACCTGCTAAGTTACTACCAAATACAAATATTTCTTTCATTATTTACCCCAACGTAGAAAACGATAAGTTGCATGAACATCGGTACAAAACTCAGGCAAAGCTGCCATAGTTTTTTGATGATCCCTCTGTTCTTGCTTGGTTCGGCATTTACCACATTTATTATCCCAATGTGACACGTAACCTTTTCCACATTTACATACTTTGTTAGTCATTTTTATTCTCCAGACTAATAAGGAATTTTAGATTACGATTTACTTGTAAATCAATAAATCTGCGACTACCCAATATTTCACATTTTACTTATGCGGAATAACATCGTCTTCATTTATGTGAGTCCCTAAAAGTTGTTATATCAAATAACTCACTAGACTTTATGTTAACACCCCTACCAAAGACTGCACTATCAGCAGCTTCCTCTAATTTTTTAGGAGTACATTGAATAACTAGTAAGTATTCTTTACCATCTTGTCTAAATTTAAATTCTTTACGTAAATAATTTACTTGTTTACCTTTAGTCTTTAATTTCATTTTCATTCTTTATCACCATAAAAGGAAATACTGGACGCCTAGATTTCCACTGATTCATAGCTATAGTGCTAGCTTTAGAATTATCGTACAAATCATATATAAAGGATATTATATAGTCTGGTTCTTCAGGTAAGTCCTCCTTACTAAAAGGTAGACCTGACTCCTCCATAATCGGAACCAATGCAGAAGAGGGTTCTACGTATATAGTAAAATCACCCGTAAATGCTTTACTAGATTGAGCTACATAATCAATATCACGCATCATCTTATCTACATTGGAATAACCAATATCATGTACTATTAAAATACTTTTAGTCACTAACTACCTCCAAAATTATTTTACGAATTACATTAACGTCCAGCTCTACGCCTATTAATCCGACAGGTTTACCTGACTTATCTTTAACTAATTCTAATATACGCTCCATCTCAGCAGTAATTAACTTATCACCACTAATAAGCCTATTTCGTAAATAAGCTTCATAAGCTACTGCAATATCCTCTACCGTGGTTCGTTCATTACGTTGGAATGGATTACATAAAGGCATGGGCATATGGATACGAATGTTTCTATTTGCTATAACTGCTTTATGCTGTGGAATACAGATTATTTCATTTAGGTACATCTTTACTCCGTAATGGATGTGATAGTGCCATCATGTTACAGGCACTTGTTAAGTGGTAAGCATCTTTGTGGATAATCGCATCATGATTGCCTAATGAGTTGAGTTCACTAGATGCAGCTACTGCATATTCTTTTAATACCTTAGCTACTTCATAAGCACCATATAAAATAACCATATTACTAATTTGTTCTAGATGTATTGATAACATATCTATCTCCAATATCTATCTATGTCTACCCATTCGAAATAAAAAATTAAACTTTTCTAATAAAAAATAGAACTCCCTAATGGGAGTTCATTAAGCATGGGTGATTGAAAGTCACGATACGGCGAACAGGTACAGATGTTCCAGCATCATTGCTATTACGCACTGGTTTATTAGCACGACGTTTAATAACATCTTCTCTGGTTCCCATTAAGATTGATTTACGCATTAGTAATCTTCTCCCTTATTCAGTTAACACGTTAGGTGCTAAATCAATTAACTGTTTGGCAAGTCTCTCACACTCTAGTGTGCAATAAGACTCATCACGCCAAGTACCAGTACTGTACATAGATAGATGCTCTAATGATGTACCTTTGAATTTGCTGGGGCATTTCATTAAGTCACCAAGATGTGAACAATCATAGCCAAATACATATTTACCATTACTCCAATCAGGATAACCAGAATAGGTAAGACCACCATGTACTTTAATATAACTAAGGTCACCCTCATTCACTTTTTCTAATTCTGATGGAGATTCTACATAACCACAGTGATGTGTTTCATTTACTAGTAATATATAAGCAGCTAACCCAGCCTCTGTTGTCCAACTTTTAACTAATACATAGTTCATTAAAAATCCCCTGGTTCATCACGACCACGATAGTCTGGTTGAGCTGTGGTATCACCTGTTACACAGGCATATACGATACGGAATACTGCATAAATAATAATCAAAGTAGTAATCATGGTTACCTCACACATTTAGAAATCTGTTTACGAGTAGGCTTGCTTACAAAGTAGTAGTCGTAATGCTTACCTGAACTATCTATAACAGATACCTGCCAACGAGCATATGCTGTCATATTATTATTGTAATAACGGTTAATCATGTTAATGAGCTTCTCAGGATTATAACGATTACATACAATGTACATTTATTGCTCCAATATATGTCTAATAGAATAGGTTTGAGTTTTAGTACCTCTTCGTCGAAAAGGTCTTAAAAGTTAAACTTAGGTTTTAGATAGTTGAAAATAAAAGGACTCCCCGAAGGGAGTCCAATTAATGCTTAGAAAGTCAATTTACGAGCATACTTATTATCGTCAGTAGAGATAGCAGGAGCATCATCTTTAACACGACGAAGTTGAACCTGAAGTTGAAGGATACCTTCAGCACCTGGTTCCAGGTCTTTGGCAAATGCCAGCAATTGTTCCAGTAAATCATTCTGTGCAAAACGCATAGCACGGAAGTCATCGTTGCTAGACTTAGTACTCAGAGGCTCCTGAGTATCTAATGGAATACCGGTAGGCAATGAGATGAATTTAGCTTCATCAGTACCTTCATTGGCTGTATAACCAATGTTCAACCAGAACTGAGCTTTAGGACGCTCACCACTAGAAGCTTCGTTAGTTTTAGATTGACCGAATGTTTGACCAAAAGTTTTAATAGACATTTTGTACTCTCCAGATAAATGATTTGATTTATGGGTTAACTTGTCGGTAAGTAAACCCAAACAAAAGGATAGAATTTCAAATAGAATTGGATTCATTAGAATCCTTTAGACGCGGAGCGTCTGGTTTTAAGACTTAAAGGCTGTATTCTTCTTCTGTACCACTAACATTAGTTAATAATGTATGCCCATAGTACCCATTGTGAGAATTGAAGATATGCAGGTAGAGTAAATCACCAGCATCATTTGTTAATTCGAAAGTAAGCATACAACCTTCATCTAATGAATGCTGTTTGGATACATCCTCTGGTTCTTTGGGGATGAAGTAGAAACCTTTATAGTTGATACCCATATTCCCACTTGGGTAGTTATAGTCTGTAGTAGTAACTGATTTGTCTTTAGACAAGAACCAATCAGCATACTCACAGCAAGATTGCATAGTATCGAAACCTACATACATGTCATTCTTATCTATGAAATTTACTTTTGAATCTTCAGTTTTGATAAGCATGTTACCTTTCCTAAGTTATTGATAACCAAAAGAAGCGGAGCTTCTTAACTTAAGGGATGTAGGACAACCAAACTAGTAACTCAGCTTTAGCTTCTTTGTAATCAGCATTAACCTCTTCGGGGTCAAACTGATTCCTGTCATTCTGTAAGCCTTCATGCAATCGCACAGCTTCTTCGAATCTTTCCAAAGCTTCTTTAGGAGAACTGGATTTACATTCTGTAAGTGTCATTTCTTCTTCCTAACGTTGAATAACTATCTGCTTAGTTAAACTAAGTCGAACTTCGTTCAACTTGTTATTCACTTTGTGAATAACTATCTAATGATTTAAAATGGAACTCCGAAGAGTTCCATTTTGTTTTTAGTTTTTAGACTCAACTTCGCTAAGCAAAGCGACAATTGAATCATAGGATTGTTGATACAGTTTTGCGTTAACTTCATCCTTGCAGAATTCTTGAATAGATTTCTTACGGATAGTATCTTGCATAGCTGTTTCTTCAGCTAACTTATTAACAAACGTATGCATTTCTAATTTAGTACGAATACGTTGTTTATCACTCATAGTTGTTACATATGAGTTAAGCATTCCTACAGCTTTAGTTGCTGTACCAAATGTATCAGCGATAGTAGTAGCTGCTTCGTTAACTGTACCAAGTAAAGTTCCAGCAGTCATACGTACGTTAGCAGTAGTAGTCATTGTATAGCTCCAAGGTTAGATGATAGGACAACACGTCCATAACATGCGGAGCATGTGTAGTGTGTAAGGTGGGGTAGGGTGGTTACATGGCATAGGCAAGTACCGGGGGGTACTCATAGTGTAAAGGTGTAGCCCCACCAGCACCACCTGCACTCGTAAATAGCTATCAGCTTTTCAGCATGAAAAATATTATAGGTATCTATCTAATAAGCAGTTAAATAGGAGGAGGTATGATGAACACAGCCAAAAGAACGAAGCGTCTAGAAACGCGTCGGAAACCCAAAATGACGAACGAGCAGCTCCTGGCGTTCTTGTCGGCGGGCGTTGGATTAGACAGTAAGGTACTTTACCAACTAGGGGATAATACTATATCCAAGTAGGTGAACATAACTGGTTCAGTTTGTTCACCATCCTTTGTGTAGTATAGGGTACCAAGTTTAGACGTGTAAGGTCGTTCCTGATTAAGTAGTTTGTACTTATAAAATTGATTAGTAATAAGCATTACACGGTCATTGTCTTTATGCGAATCTAACTGGTAAGAGTAAGTTTTGTTATGTACAACTAGTGTTAGGTCAATGGGAATATTTTTAATAAATAGATGCCCACTAATTTCATGGTAAAGATTACTATCGTCAATGAGGATTGGGATACTGTCTCTTACTGCTATGTTTAATGACTCCTCAATATTACGATAAGTATTGTAGTGCTTAGTAGCATTACAAACGATGATACATTTCATCACTGGTTCCTACTTCTTGGTGAAGTAATATTTCAACTCTGGTTCATTACCTTCACAATTAGCAACATAATCACTGTGTATATAGGCATAAGGTACTTTACCCATATTAGGTTTGTATTGTGATGGTGGAGGTATGCAAACTACCTCTGCTTCCCTATTACTCAAGAATAATTGTTCTCTAGCGTTATGATAGGATTCTAAGTCAGGAACCAGTATTGTAATGGGAGTGGTGCTTGGTAGGTCTGTTAAATCTATCTTGTTTGGGTTACAAACTAGTTGTACTAACATATTTGGTTATCCTTATTGTTACATTTATAAAAAAGAAATGGGGACTAGCCTTTCAACTAGTCCCCTTACCGATTTCAGTATCGGGTCAGTTCATCCCCCTGGATACTAGTGTATCGTTTGCCTAAGAATGCAATCTTAGTAAGGAGTCGGGGAACCCTGACTGTGGCAGTTATTAGATAGAGTTGCTTAACGAATAAGTAGGTAAAAGTTCTTAAGCTATCTATCCCGCCACTGTCCACTGGGCGGGTGACTTAACATTACATGGTCACTGACATCACAACGGTATTGTTTCGGCGTTGGATAGAAACATTATTAGGTAACTTGGTGAAGAATACAAGGGCTGATTTTTGTTTTTCTAAAGAGTAACTTTCAGCGGGCTTCTTAACTTCTACACCATATTTATTCTCAATTAACAGCATACCGAATACCTCGTGGTATGCTTCTTCATTATGGGTAATTATAATATCACCAGGCATGAACGCAGCTTTGGTGTGGTCTAGTTCTGCATACTTGTCTTGTGAATCCTGGCTTCGCATATAGATTCTCAACAATAACTCCTTTGGGAATAGGAAGGTGGAGACATGACATACTATTGTATGATGACTTAAAAGAGACTAAAGTCTAACTCTAGAGCCATACTTATTCAAGGGGTAACCCACCCCAAGAAAATAATCTTAGTTAATAGACATAACTTTGTAGCGAGATAATTATGAGTGAATTGAGCAAAGAACAGGTAATCAGTGCTTTACCTACACATTTTAAAGGTAGTGTTACTGATGAGTTGGTAGACACTATTAACAACGTCACCCAAGACCAACTACTAGCAGAGCAGTTTAGGTCTAACTTCATTACATACTCTGGGGTAATGAAAGACGGTAAGTTCAAAACTATGGACTACCTAAGTGCTATCCAGTATGTAACCTATAAGCATATGGGTTACTCGAATAAGGATGCATACTTCAAGACTTTCCCTAACAGACAGGCTGAGTTGGTTGCACGGGGAACCAGTGAGAAAGATATAAGTGCTTATGTCTCTGCCTATCATAGAGGTAAGTTAGTCAACCTGATTATGGAGCAATCTTTAATTCCAGTTTGGATTGTGAACCAGGATATCTATCAGAAGGCTATCAATACTCAAGCTGAGTTAATGAATACAGCCGTAAGTGAGAAGGTTAGGTGTGATGCAGCTAACTCTATTCTTACTCACTTAGCTAAACCGAAAGATGCCATTACTAATATCAATTTAGATATGAGAGAAAGTTCTGGATTATCCGACCTCAAGAACACACTGGAAGCTTTAGCTCAACAGCAACTAAGTGCCATTCAAGGGGGTGTTTCAACCAAAGAAATTGCTGGCTCTAAGCTAGTAAGACAGGATGAGGACATTATTGATGTCTAAGCTAATTAAACAAGAACTAGATGAATGGTTAGATAGTGTTGACTACTCAGTACTCAATACCAATGACTATATGCCCAGTACCTTTGCACTAACCTTTGCTAACTTTATTAAGCTGGTTAATGGCAAGGAAGGTGAATCAAATAAAACACCACCCGTTCACCTTAAGATGCTGGATAAGGTTACCTCCCCACATCAATACATAGCTAACCTATGTTTCCGTGGGGCAGCAAAGACTACCCTATTCATGGAGTACTTTACTTTATTTCTTGCTGTGTTCGGTCACCTACCTGGCTTAGGAAAAGTTGAAGGTATGATTTATGTTTCTGACTCAATGGATAACGGTGTTAAATCTGCACGTAAAAACATTGAGTTTCGTTATCAGAATAGTGAGTTCCTTCAGCAATGGATTCCTAAAGCCATCTTTACAGATAACTACCTAGAATTTATCAATTCAGAAGGCCATCGTCTGGGTGTTAAGATGTTTGGTGCTAAGACTGGTCTTCGTGGTACCAAGATATTTGGTAAACGTCCCGTTCTTTGTATTCTTGATGACTTAGTTAGTGATGATGATGCTCGCTCTAAGACCAGTATGGAGGCTATTAAGGATACAGTTTATAAAGGTGTTAACCACGCACTTGACCCTACCCGTCGTAAAGTAATTTTTAATGGTACCCCATTTAATAAGGAAGACATTCTTATTGAGGCAGTAGAGTCAGGTGCATGGGATGTTAACGTATGGCCAGTTTGTGAGAAGTTCCCTTGTACTAGAGAAGAGTTCCAAGGAGCATGGGATGACCGTTTCTCTTACGACTACATAGAAGCTCAATATGATATGGCTAGGAAAACTGGTAAGTTGGCAGGCTTCTACCAAGAGTTGATGCTACGAATCAGTTCAGAAGATGAACGATTGGTACAAGACAGTGAAATCAAATGGTATAGCCGACAGCAATTACTGAGACTCAAGTCCAGTTATAACTATTATATCACTACTGACTTTGCCACCAGCGAGAAGCAGACTAGTGACTATACAGTAATCAGTGTGTGGGCTTATAGTTCTAATGGTGACTGGTTCTGGGTAGATGGTATCTGTGCTAGACAATTGATGGATAAAACATTCAATGATTTATTCCGTTTGGTTCAAGAATATCAACCTCAATCTGTAGGTGTAGAGACTACCGGGCAACAAGGTGCCTTTATATCACTGTTACAAAAAGATATGCTTAATCGAAACGTGTTCTTTAATTTTGCCTCATCTAGTGGTGGTAAACCTGGTATACACCCAGCCACCAGTAAACTTGCTCGTTTCAATTTAGTAGTACCTTGGTTTAAAACAGGTAAGATGTACTTCCCTGAAGAGTTACGAGATACTACTATTATGGGGTTGTTTATGGGTCAACTTAAATTAGCTACCATAAATGGTATCAAAGGTAAGGATGACTGCATTGACACAATCTCTATGCTCGGATATCTAAACCCATGGAAACCACAAGCAGGCATGGTACATGTTGATGCTAAGGGTGACCCAATGTGGGATGATGACGATGAATTGGATAACCATAATCCATTAACTTCCTACATTGTGTGAGGAACTATGCGTAAGCTATCAGAAGTCTATAAAGCATTAGCACTCTCTACTTTAAAGAGTGCTGGTTTTATTGCAGACGATAGAGTTTCCATTGAACCACAAGGCAAGCCTGAAGTTCTTGCCTTAATCAATGAGGGGCTTACTCGTTTACACAGTCGTTTTGTATTAAGAACTAGTAACTGCATCGTAGAAATGAAAGAGGGTAGAACTGATTATCCTTTATTGGCTCGTTATTCTTATGAGGGGTTTGACCCAAGTAAAGCTCAGTACCCTTATATTATGGATAATCCAAGTGAACCATTTCAGGAAGATGTAATTAAGATACTGAATGTCTATGATAATAAGGGCAATCGTCGTAAACTCAATGATGACCATGATAAGAGTGGTTTGTTTACGCCCCGACCTGATGTACTTCAATGTATGTGGCCCCGTCACTATGAAGCATTAAATGTACTGTATCAGGCTAAACACCCAGAACTAACTGGGGATGATGAGCAGGAGGTTGACTTACCAGAAACTCTATACTCTGCCTTAGAGAACTGGGTTGGGTATCGTTATCATACTGGACTTAACACTCCTGAGAACTCGGCTAAAGCTGCCGAGTATTTACAGTTATACGAGAGCATCTGTGGTGAGGTAGTTGACTTTGACCTTGCTAATGGAAGTATGTCTAACACTAATATTTTATTTGAAAAACGAGGATGGGCATGAACTCACACATTCCTTTTGACTCAACTCAAATGAGTTGGGGTAATCCAAACTATGACGGCAATAGCTCAAATGACCCACTTGTTGATAAGATGATTGGTAATGCTTATCACGTGGTTCGTACAGTTTATAGCAACCTAGGTAACCTTAACCTTCTATACAACTACCTAACTACGCATGGCATGGTTGTAGGTGTACAGACTGAACAGGAACTTAAAGCATTACCAAAACAGTTTGCTAAGTTTGCTCGTATATATAACTTTGCTAATACAGGTGACCGTCAAGTAACTGACTACCTTTATGTTGAGGATGATGTTTCTGGTATTAAACCCAATGACCCTACTCTTACTGGTTCATGGGTTGTAGTAGCTACATCAAGTAAAAACAATAATACTAATCAGGGTTCTTACATCCCTTATGTATACCGTAATGGTAATGCTATTGGTGGTGAAACATCATTCAAGGTTCCTGATGGAACTCCTGGTGTACCTTTCATTATCATTAATGGGGCAATGATTTATATTAATCACGGTTTCCAATATGACCCAGCTAGTTCTACGGTTACGTTACCAACTCCACTTAATAATGGAGATAAGGTTATTGCCTTAACTGTGGGTGTACCAGCCAGTTCAAATAATCCTAATGTACCTGAATGGATGCAAGTTACATGGCTGTATAACAACGGTTCTGCTAATGGTGGCGAACAAATATTGGAGATTCCTTACAACTTTAAGGATGTCCCTGCCATTTATAAAAATGGAGCCAGATTGTATAAAGGATTACTTACCAATTCGTACTCTATAGACACGTCTACTAGAAAGGTAACCCTCACTGAATTACTATCCCAAGGTGATAGGGTAATTGTCATTGTTGGTGGAGAAGCCCCATCAATTGCTATGGTTGACCGAACTATTCAAGAAGTTGCTCGTTCTGTTAATCTGAGGGAATCTGATGTAGTACTGTCTAGTAATACCAATGTAGTTATTACCGGTAAGAAAATTATTTATGATGTAGTAGGGCAGAAGATTTGGTCACTACCGGACTTACCACCTAATGCATACATTGTGGGCGTAACTGGTAACCAATTAACTTATAATCCTGGTAATGTAAGTGTTACCCTTTTACCAGCCCCAGGTGGACAAGAAGCTGTAGATGATATCCTCATTAAATTATCTAGTACAAAAGATAATGAGGGTGATTCTATGATAAGGGTTAAACAACCGTTCTCTGGTTCAAACCCTACTACTGTACACGAGAAGATGAGACAGTCTGTAACTATTCAGGATGGTTCGCCTAATGGTGCTGAACCAGACGGAGTATCTGACTGTACCCCTGCTCTGTTAAATCTATTGGCTACTAATTGTACTGTTATTCGATTCCCGTATATTCCCGGTACTGCTAATATTTATTACTTCTCATCTTTTGACCCGGATGCTTTATACAACAGAGTACTGGATGTAGACCCTAGCGTTAAGTTGTCTGTACCTTATGATTGGCTGGTAGGTAAGGCTTCTGCTAGATACATTGGATTTACTACTGATACCCGTTTTATTTTCCGTAGTTTAAATACTGAGTATCTAGCTTCTCCTTATAATAACCATACTTTCTCTGCTAAGCGTACATTCTTAGAGGAAGCATCTTTTGATGTGTCTAAAGTTACACCTATTAATCCCAACACGGACATGACTGCCCAAAAAATTGTATGGCCTAATCAGGATACATGGGTACCTGACACGTCTGTTAGTAGCAATGCAATATCTATTTCTATGTCTGCTACTACTGGTGATGACTCATTCCGTGTTGCATTTATGGATGTAAACGTTGGTCAGGAAATTTCTTCCTGTATATTAATTAATAGCACTCCACAACTTGCTGCTATTGTTCGTTCATCGAATGGGTACTCTGGGGTATTTGCACAACCAACCCAGTCTGGTTCTATCATTACACAGGTATCCAAAGAGTTTGGCAAAGACCCTGTTACTACAATCATAGGTGCACCTTTGCTACGTGACCATCCAGCATATAGTCCTATTAACTGTGAATGGAAAATTCGTATTAATGGTATGACTAACTATGACGTACTTTTAAATGGGTACCTGCTAACTACTGTATATACCCCCGGTTACATCAAAGATGCTGGCTTTGGTTCTTTCTTTAATGGTGGTCTTATTAATCCACTGGTTAACGTGTACCAACCGGTGCTTATAAAAAATAATAGATATACTCGCAATGGTTTTATCAGCGTAAAAGTCTTTGGTGATTCTATTTCTGCACCTAGGGCGGATTGTTGGCCAAACTTCCTAAAAGATGAGTTAGAGTTTTCCGAGGGTGTACGTAACTGGAGTATAGTTAACAAAGCCATCCCAGGAGATACTACTGCAGGTCAGTTATCTATTATGCAATCTGAGGGTGTATCTGATGCAAACATTGTTGTTATTGCTATAGGTACTAATGACGGACAAGGTCAAACAGATCTTATTGCATTCAAAAATAACCTGACAGCAATGGTTAATTTATGCCACCTTGCAGGTGTTACCGTAATTATGTGTAAGTTTGGTTTATGGTATACCCAGAAGGAAGCTGGTTCAGTAAGAGGGCAACCTTCAGCCAATGCTGAAAAAGCTTTCCGATACCGTAATACTGTAGCTCGTGTAGCTGCTGAAACAGGGGCTAAGCTTGTAGACCTTACAGCTATTGAAGGGCCAATTGCTGCTTACTATGTTAACCCTAATTTGAGTGTGAATATGGTTGGTGCTGGTGATAGTGTATTGCATGATAATATACACCCTACTACTACTGCTAACTGTGTGATTGCTCGTGCAGTAGCCAGAAGCATCATGGGCACTCTATCCTCTGGTCGTATAGAACGAGTCAGTAATATGTCAGTTATTAGTGCCAAAAATAAATGGTTAGTTAATACATCTGACCGTCCAGCTTCAGTCAATATTAGTAAGGGAGGTACGGTTTCCCTTGGTGGTATTATATTCAAGAGTGAAGGTGACACTGCCGATGGAACTCAAATTGCAACCATCCCAAGAAATATTGCACCAATTAATCAGGAACAATTCTTCGTCTACTCTGATACTCCTGGAGTAAGTGTTATTGTTAGTCCTGCTGGTGATATTACTTTGTATGGGGCAACCAGTTCTACCAACTTCATTGGGTTATCCGGCTTGTCTTGGTTGGTTAGAGAGTAACACCTACAATAATTTTTTATTAAAAACCAAAGTCCTCCATTAATGGGGGACTTTTTATTTGTACTGTTCGCTTACTATAGTTAGTATTTGTAGGCCACCTTTGACTTAAATAATGAGATTATATCTAATGACAAATGAACCGGACAATGTGACCCTTGCTCGTTTAGAGGAACGTCTTCGGACTATCTTTGAAAACCAAACCCGTGAAACTAAGGCACGGGAAAAAATGGAGGAATCTATAGGTAAACTACAAAACTCTATATTAGAGTCTGACTCACGCCTCAAACGTGTTGAGGAAAGTATTACTAAATCGGAACCTACTATCGAAGAGTTCATAACCATTAAGCACAAAGTAGTTGGTGCTGGTGTTTTTGGTAAGTGGGTATGGTTAGGGGCAGGTGCAATAATCGGCGTTATAGCTGCTGCACGTAGGGAGATTTTCGCATGGTTCGCAGGATAACCAAAAGAATTGAACTCGTACCTAATTGGAATAAATCCTGGAAATGGGCCTCTATTCAAATTAGTACTATAGGTTTAATTTTCTTTTCAGCAATAGATGTAATACAACCACTGTTTTCTAGTCTATCAAAGGATACCCTTGACCTGATTCCACATGGTTCTAGCATTACTATTACATTATTTGCTTTAAACATTATAGGCAGGCTATTTAGGTTAAAACCTAAAGAGGTACAAAATGGCAACAGCTAAACAAAAACTAGCAACAAAAGGTGGTGTAGTGAGTGGAGTAGTCGCAGCTATCCTGGGGGCTGTGTTTATGATGGAAGGGGGAGAAGTAAATAACCCTAAAGACCCAGGTGGCCATACTAATCTTGGTATTACACAGAAGGTGGCTGAATCCCATAAAGAAGTTCTTGCTAAAGAATTCGGTTGGGATGGTAAGATGGGTAGTCTTACAAAAGAAATGGCTGCCGAAGTTTATATAGATGATTATGTCCTAAAACCTAACTTCGTATCCTTTGCTGATGTATCTCCAGCCATTACCCATAAGTTAGTTGATGCTGGGGTTAATACTGGTACATCTCGTCCTTCCATTTGGATTCAGCAATCCCTTAATGAAATGTCTAGGGATGGCAAAGACTACCCTAAAATCCAAGTTGATGGTAAAGTTGGTGCTGGTACGGTTAATGCTTATAAGTCATTGCAGAAAAAACGAGGTAAAGTGGCTGCTTGTAACGTAATACTTAAGTTATTAGACGCAAAGCAACTTAATCATTATACCTCATTAAACATGCCAGACTTTACCTATGGATGGGTAAGTAACCGTATAGGCAACGTACCCCCGGAGGCTTGTAATGCAGATGCTACTCTCTAAGAGTTGGCCTATTGTTCTGGGAGTGGCTTTATTAGCCACTCTTTACTTTTGGGGAAACACTAATGGGCAGGATACAGTCCAAAAAAAGTGGGATGAACAAAAGAAAGAATACCAAAAGGCAACTAACCAATTACAGGACAAATACAATGTTCTTGAAAGAAACCACTCATATGAAGTTGGTGTACTCACTACTAGATTACAAGAGGCTGAGAGTAATTACACTAGCGAGCTTGCTCGCGTTAGTAGTAATTACGACAGCCGGATGCAGCAATCTGAAAGGAGAGCCAAGGTATATCAACGTCAAGCCCAAACCGGAACCTCTCAATGCACAAACCTTGCAAGCCATGCAGCCAGACTCGACAGTAGTCTTGAAGAAGGCAGACGTTTGGTTGAAGAACTCCGGGCAACTGTTAGACTCCGTGATAGTCAACTGATTGAACTTGGTAATCAAATACAGGCTGATAGAACACTTTTTAAATAGGAACCATTATGGAAAACGTTGATTCAATGACCCCTTTACCAGACCCAGCCCAAACTGAACGGCTAACAAACTGGAAAAAGGAACCAAGCTTACAAGCATTAAAGGGTGACTTGGAAGCTGCTAAACCTGCTCACGATGCAATCATGAATGAGATTCGTGAATGGAATGATTTGGCTCAGGTAAAGGGTTCTGCTAAGCCCCCTAAGATAAAGGGGCGAAGCCAAGTACAACCTAAATTAGTTAGACGTCAGGCAGAATGGAGATATGCTCCTTTATCAGAACCATTCCTTTCATCCTCTAAGTTATTCAAAATAACCCCTGCTACTTGGGAAGATGAGGAAGCTGCTAGACAAAATGAGTTGGTACTTAATTATCAGTTCAGAACCCAACTCAATCGAATTAAATTAATTGATGATTTTGTACGTAGTAACGTAGATGACGGTACTGCTATTGCCCGTGTTGGCTGGGAAAGGGAAACCATCAAAGTTAAGGAGCAGGCTCCTGTTTTTGAAATGTATCCCATAGAAGACCAAGAGAAAGCCAACATTCTACAACAGGCATTGCAATTGCAAGTTGATAATCCAAGGGGTTATGACGAAACAGTTGCAGACGATGTTAAAGAAGCTGTTAATTATTTCCATGAGACTAATGAAGCTACTTATGCAGTTCAGACTGGATTTACTGAGGTTGAGATTGATAAGGCTTTAGTAAATCGACCTACCGTTCAATTTGTTAACCCTAACAACGTAGTCATTGACCCATCTTGTAATGGCGACCTTGATAAGGCTATGTATGCTGTAATCTCTTTTGAAACATGTAAGTCTGATTTACTTAAAGAAAGAGACCGGTATAAAAATTTAGATAAAATTGATTGGGAAAGCTCCTCTCCAATTACTGACCCAGACCATGAAAGTAAAACACCGGGTGATTTCCAATTCCGTGATGCTATGCGTAAAAAAGTTGTAGCTTATGAGTATTGGGGATTCTGGGATACAGATGGAGATGGTCAACTTAAACCAATTGTTGCTACTTGGATTGGTTCTACTTTAATTCGTTTAGAAGATAACCCTTACCCAGATGGTAAGATTCCTTTTGTAGTGGTTCCTTACATGCCACGTAAACGTGAACTGTATGGGGAATCTGATGCTGAGTTACTTGGTGATAACCAGAAAGTTTTAGGTGCTACAATGCGTGGCATGATTGACCTTCTTGGTAGAAGTGCCAATGGTCAAAAAGGTTATCCTAAAGGTTTACTGGATACTCTTAACCGTCGACGTTTCGAAGATGGTACTGACTATGAGTATAACCCTCAACAAGGTAACCCTAGTCAATCTATAATTGAGCATAGGTTCCCTGAAATACCACAATCTGCACTAACCATGGCTACGTTACAAAACCAAGAAGCTGAAGCACTTACTGGTGTCAAAGCATTTGCTGGTGGTGTAACAGGAGAAGCTTATGGTGATGTGGCTGCTGGTATTCGTGGTGTACTAGATGCTGCCAGTAAACGTGAGATGTCTATTCTTCGTCGTCTTGCAAAAGGTATGGCAGATATAGGTACAAAAATATGTTCAATGAATGCTGTGTTTTTATCTGAAACTGAAGTGGTACGAATTACTAATGAACAATACATAACTGTAAAAAGAGAAGACCTCAAAGGTAACTTCGACATTGAAGTTGATATTAATACTGCTGAGATTGATAACC